TCAATTCTTTTTTCTTTGGAGACATATTTTTATCATCCCAATTTGTTTCATCTTTTTCGTTTGGATGGTAGACTACAATATATAGTTTTTTGAACTTTGGTTTTTTTCTACCAAAGTTAGTATTTTTTGCCAACCAATTCATAAATGTACCATCACCAAATGAACCACTTGAACACCATAAAACATCTGTATCTTTTGATTTTCTTTTGTACTCATCGACTTTAGCCAGCAATACTTTTTTATTATGGTCAAGTTTATAGTTAATGTAAAGTCCAGACATCTTACCTTTATTAATCCAAGATCTTACAACATCGTACACTAAAGAAGGATCCCATCCAGATGCCTTAATGTACTCTCTATTTTTTGCATCTTTCATAGGTGTTGAATCATTCATACATCTTTTATAAATAGCCTGTGCGACCGTGTGTTTTGAACATGGATTTTTTTTCTTCTTTGGTTTCTTGTTTAACAATATACCTAATTCATTAAACTCCTCATCTTTAAAATTACAACTGACCGAATAAGGTATCTCATCTACCTCAATATCATGAACAACTTTTCTGGCTTTAAAAGCGGCCATTAATGTGGTGTTTCCATCAAACATTCTTCGTTTACCATCCTTATCGACTCTTACCCTAATTGGCTCACAAGTATCAGTATTCTTATCAACTATAATCTCATCTCTAATTTCGTTTACAAACTTTTCATCCTCTTCTGTTCTATTTTGTAATCTGTTTGGAATTAACTCTTTGTACAAATCAACAATACTTTCTTTTGTTGACTTGGTAAAGAAACCTTTTTTAATTTTTTCTTTTAGGTCTAACAAATCATCTACTTGAATAGTTGGATAAGCACCTAAACTTTTCTTTTGATTGAAATATTTATCAGAAGTATCTACATTATATTTGTTATGTAAATCTCTTTCTAAATTATGCATATCATCCTTATCACCGTATGCATGAATAATTGTTTGCATAATATTAGTTTCATAATCATATATGTGTTCGTATACATAAGCTTTGTAATGTGCGGGTTCAACACCTCTTTTTATTTCCGAATGAATTGCTTTAGGCCAGATATCATTAAGTGTTTCGTGTTCACTTGAATGATCATATAAATCATCAACATCACCTACATGATATCCAATGTAATTAGTTGGTTTCATCTACCTACTTCTCCTATATATTGTTTTTTAGTTTCTTCCCAAGTCTTCCCTACAATATCTCCATAGAAAAGTACTTCAGGCTTAAGTTTATCATTATCATATAGTTTAACATAACGCCTGATGGCTTTTGGTTTCCACCAATTCATTATGTAATCTATATCATTTTCAAATTTTGGTTTCATTCTTAAATCTTTACCTTCAATTTCATTTCTCAGATATTCTAAACCATTGTCATACATATTAGCAAAGAATACACCTCTATGAAATCCATGTTCATAATCCTTACCTTTTATACCTAAGTGTTTGAAGATACGATTGATAGTATTTTGTTTAGGGCCTGTTTGACTTTGTGCCTTATCAAACTCTTCCCTATAATTTTCTTTCAACCAATTGGCCCATACAAAGTAAACATCATCATCTGGTTTGATTGCAATCTTACCAGCAGATTCACCAAGTGTTTTCCAATGTGGTATACCATTATACTGTGAGTGTACACCATAAAGTGATGTAGTGGTTACACCAATTAGAATATCATTATATTGTTCATACCATTTATTACGAATAGCAGATGATGTTGTCAGTGCTGCAATTAGTTTACCACCTAAGAAATTAAAACCAATAGGTTGAGTACAAACTATTGTAGAAGCGATAGCGGTATTATTTAGTTTATGGTCGACAAATTTATTATCCTTACTCCAACCAATATAGTCATCACGAACTTTGATTGATGTAACATCAGAACCTAATGATACTAAACCTAGTATCTTATCTGTAACTTTATCTCTTATAAAATACTTTTGATTACGACCAGGATTAGCACTCCAATCCATAGTGTGAATTAACATACGATACATAGTCCAATTACTAGCATCATCAGATGGAACAAATACAACCTCTGGTTCTATAGATTCAATTTCTTTTATGGTTAATTCTTTATTTGTAATATCGGTGGGTTTCCAAAGTCTGTTATAATATTTAGGAAAGTTCGTAACTTTATTCCTCATATTATATTCATTCTTATTGAATTCTTGCCACTTCTTATATAAGGTTTGTTCTTGTACAGACATAGACTTTAGTAAGTCTAAGTTAGATATGAACTTTGTACGCTCAGCGTCAAAGTCGAATTTTGGTTCATCAAAAAATTTATCAAACATATTTTAGTTAATTATCAATCGTTAAATAGCCTTACTGGCCAAAAATTTTGAGCGGTGGGTAGGAATCGAACCTACACCTTTTCGATGGAATCGAAACGTCTTACCTCTAAGACTTCCACCGCATGTGTAATAATATATATCTATATATTTTTTCAAATACAAATTTATTTTTATCTACTGTAAAATTTTATCATCAATGTTTCTAAGCAGTATTCTAACTTTATCATCCTTACCATTTTCCAAATGTAAATCGGTTTCCCATTCAACCAATGTACCTTCTTCCCAATTCAACTCATCAAATATCACTTTCGGTATAGACAGGTGTAACTGCTCTGTTTTTAGTATTTCACCATCTACTAATTTTTTCTTTATCTTTATTTTCATTTCATAACCTCACTAAAAGTTTTTGAGTGGTGGGTGAGAATCGAACTCACGTACACGGGTTTGCAATCCGTTGCCTAACCATTTGGCTACCACCACATTAAAGTGGAGCTGACAGGAATCGAACCTGCGACCTCTACAGTGCAAGTGTAGCGCTCTCCCAACTGAGCTACAGCCCCATAATCAAAGAGTGTCTCCAACTTAATCCACATTCCTAGGATGGCAATTATCAACCAATGTGGAGAACGCACTATCAGCGTTCGACGCTCGAGAATCATTGAAGTACACTCTTAAAAATCTCCTGGTGCTACTTGGAAAGTATTCAAACCTAAATCTCTCCACATCTTCACAACCTTATCTCTATCATCCACAACCAAAAAGACATCATTGATATCTACAAAAGTATCTAACATTTTCTTCTTCAAAATTTCATCTGGCATAAATCTCATATCAGGTGTTGCAGGATTACCATCTGCAATAGGCCAGGATGAGTCTTTGAACTTATCAGGCCTCATAACCAAAAGGTCGAAAGGAACATTGTGTATTTTCAACCAATCTCTAGTAGCGAAGAAACCTCTATCGTTTCTACCTGAAAAGATTACAATTTTAAATCCATCAGCATGAAACATCTGAGCCATTTTAATTACTGGTGCATTTGGTTTATCCCAATCCATAATAGAAGTAGGTGATGCGAATATATCCCAATCCAACCTACCATTTGGTTTCAAAGATTTATTTCTCCTGATGTCAATATCAGCAAGAGTACCATCCAAATCAAATATTACTGTTTTTTTGTTCATTATTTCCTCTTTCGTTACCCCTTAAGCTACGAAGAAAATGCAATATAAGTCAAGTCTTTTTTTCAACTTCTTTGTGGAATTACTATAAATTCTTCAACAAAATTTCCCAACTCTTCAATACCCTCACTTACAAGTTCTGCAGTTACATAAAAGCTTGTAAGTTCACCAGCGGTTCCAGCGGTAGTTGCTGAAGCAATCTGACCTTGAATTAATTGTATTGTAGATATTACAGCTTGAGTATCATTCAATCCTAACGAAGCTGGTGGTCTAGTTGCCTGTGATGGTGTAAGTACTATTTGAACCTCAGTTATTCTTGCAGAGGCTTTAGTTAGAGCCGATACAGTAGAACTTATTCTTTCACCGTAAGTACTTGGAAATGCCTGAGCTACCTGCGATGGTCCTAATGCACCTTTTATCAATAACAAAGCTTTTTCCGAATCCGGTAACAATATACTTGCCATATTAGTTTCCTAAAATTTGTGGAGCTGGCGGGAGTCGAACCCACGTCTTATTATATCCATTTGTTAAGTCATTCACAGCTTAGTTCAGTTTCAAATGAGTAGATACTGACAAACCACTTGTAACTTTGTTCAGAGTTACCAACTGGCAGTTTCTTTAATCACTAACTTCCCTCTAGCTAAAGTGAGTTTGTCTAACTTACTTTATGACCGAGTGTTAGACAACTCAGTATCTTACGCAGCGTATGAGTAAGATGGTTGATAATCACCAATTGGTGCTGAGTAATCATACTCAGCTAAATGCCAATCTATATCTAACCCTTCGAGCGAATTATCGCCATTTGAGTGTAGTAGGTCTTTTGTCACGAGATATTGACCTAATCTCTGCTGCACTTTTTAAACTGATTGTAATAATCGATACCAAGTTCAGCCCCATATTAAATATTCCATCCCATTATAATGAAATGAAAATATAAATAACCAATAATAAATATCAGAAATAATTTGAAATAATCAAAAAATTCATCCTGTTTGGTATAGTGTACTGGTCTTGGTTTCTTCTCTACTTTATCCCAATCTCCTAGTCTACCCATTATATAATCTCCATAAACAAAATATTGCATAAAAAAATATATAACTCATACCAGGAATAAATATAAAGTAAACAAACACATTTGGCCAATCCAATCTTCTTGACTTTAATTCAATCGACATACCTTCAATCCAATTCGATGGTGTTCTTTTACCGAACATATTTTTAATACCTTCAATCATATAATAAACCCAATTTTTTTTCACGCCGACCATTTAGAGTTTTTAGTTTTTTCTTCCGCATCTTCCTTACCTTCATATAGCCAACGAATATACCATCTAACTCTCGCACCTAGTTCCATATCGTTAGGATATTTCTCAACCATATCTTTTATGATTTTTCTTACACTTTTCATTTTTAACCTTAAACTTTTAGTTTTGTTTTTTCTTTATCACTAAAATTACTGAAGTATTTAGTGCCTTTTAGTTTTTCGTGTGAATCACTAAAATGTTTTCTACCAGCAACATTAATTAAAAAGTAAGGTGCTCTTTTTCTTGTAGCCTCACCAGCTGCTGTAAAATCTTCATACGGCGACAAACACAGTGCTTTTAGGCCTGTATCCTTAATCGCCTTCTGTAAAAACTTTTGATATTTTGTTCTTTCCACATCCTTCCATTTGATATCTTCAGTATTCATACAAACAAATAAAGCTGAGTCCTTTTTAGATTCTGTAAAACTATTGAATAAATCATAGAAACTTTTTTCATCGGGCTTCCATATTTCTACAAACAGATTATCCTTTTCTAGCTCGGCTTTTAAGAATGGGCATACTGGCATGTTGGAAAAGGCTTCATTAGGTTTTTGTAGATACTTAAAGTATTCTTCAGCCTCTAATAGTACCTGCCAATCTTCTTTGTCAAATAATTCTAACTGGTACATGTAACTCTCAAATATTCCTGTAGAACCTTATCATCAGGTTTTATTTTTGTATTGTTGTTCTGAAATATCTCCCACGAATCCTTAGCATATTTTCCTATACCATACAGTTCATCTACCGATTTAAACCCACTTATATATCCAGCACTCATTAATCGAAGAGAGGTAGCTCTACGATTGTACAGTCCTAATGGTTTTAGTATATCGGCTAATTCTCTATGACTAGCATTCATCATATCTTTTGGTGTAGGATACTTTTTGAATAACTCATCTCTAATTGTATCAACTTGTTTTCTATTTGTTAGATTTAGTAACATACAACAAACCAACATCTTCCAGGGGTTGTTTTGATATATTTCTTGTAGTAATGGTCTTATGATGTCTCTGATTTTCATTTACTACTCCTATATGCAATTATATCCTCTACCCTATGTTCATTTCCATCTGTGTCGGTAAACACCTCTGGTAGTTCTTCATACTTATATGTAGGAAACTTACCGTGAGCCGTCATGCTACCTTTTAATCTATATGGTGGACATTCACTTAAATCACAATTATCCCATTGTACCATATTTTCACTACCAAGTATTTTTACAAGTGGTTTCGAATCGTTAAATAAATGTCTTTGTGCTAATGTTATTTTCATTTGATAATCCACCCATCATTTAAAAACTTTTGTGCTTTTTTGTATTTCAACACTTTGACAGCATCACCCTTTTTGATTGTGACCAAATGATTACGACCAATCTTCTTTTCGGTTCTTTTTACTGTTGTATCAACTTTCCTATCTAAGATGGTAACTCCATTTAAGTGGTCGATTTCGTGTTGAACACAAACAGACTCTAATAACCTTAATTGTTTATCCTGCTTACTATCATTAGCTTCCCAACTACCTTTACCAGTTTCACCTGTTTCGACACCTGTAAAAATCCAACTACCCTCTATCTGTTCCGTTTTTACTTCTATAGTCTCATATCTTTCAGTATGTATTCCTTTACCTGGATAAGATAAACAACCCTCATAATATGGTATCTTATTATCTTTAGATATAATCTTTGGATTGATAAGTATTAAAGGTTCACGAACATTGACAACCGCAACTTGAGCATCAATACCTACCTGATTAGCTGCTAGTCCTATACCATCTCCTCTTTCTACAAGTATCTCAAAAAGCTCTTTGGCAATTTTCATTCCCTCTTCAACTGTAACTTCTCTCAGTTTTCTATTGATAACTGGATTGTCATGTTTATTACAATCGATAACTTCTCTTTTAAGATAATGTACTACTTTATACATATCAGGTGTGTGTTTACTAGCATAACCGGTTAAATCATCTGGATTCATTTTACCTGCACTCAAATCAAATTCGTATGGTTTGATATCTTTAATATCAATTTTCATCTAATCTCCAAAATTATGATTCAAAAAATCTTTCTGTTTCTTTACTGCTTTTTTAAGTGCAGCTTTTTTCTCAGCATCACGTGCCAAAAGAATCTCTTCTTTAGTTCTACGTTTAGTTTTCTTTTTGGGAACAACTTTAGTAGGTTTAAGAGTCCCTTTCAACTTAGGCTGTTCCACGCCTTTATGAAACACATTACCATCTTTATCAACAAACTCATTCATAAAGTGCCAACCAGCAGGTCTACCGGTAGAAACCTTTTTTGGTTTTTCTTTTGGTATTCCTACCATACCCATCACAGCCCTACTACCAATTACAGATTTAGCATTTGTGCTAACGTTTGCAACAGGCTCACCTGTAATTTTACAATCCATGTATGCTACTCCATCAATGAAGTAACCACCATTTTTTTCAAATGTACTTTTTGACATAACTTATCCTTTTTCTGTGCTCACCCAAGGTAATTTGAAGATGTGAGCGTTGGTGAACTTATACGGCTCAACACCTTTTGATTCTAAGATATCTACGACATTAACCCATTTAGGATTCATAGTATCTCTTACTTGATATACACCATCTTTATGACCTGCATCTCTGATTAGAATGAAATCACCATAATCAAAAGCTCCACCCCAACGTTTAAGAAGGTTACGAGATAGTGCAACAAATTTATATTCCGAAGCCTTATGTATTCTGATACGAGTACCATCAGCTGTAATATCAGGTGTATCGTCACATTGTATCTTATCAGGTTGATACATTGTGACATCTACAATAACACCATACTTTTCATATTCAGACAATCTTTTAATTAAACCTCTATTACTGACTCTTAGTTCAGTAATTTGTTTTTTATACATATCGTCATATTTTTTAAACATATTTGTCGAAAAGAATCCATTGATTAAAGTAATGGTAATCATTGCGACATAAGCACTTTTTGTTGAAATCATATTTTTTACCTCTCAATTACTTATTAAAGCTACAAAAGAATTGCAATACAAGTCAAGTCATTTTTTTTCTTATTATCGCTCCCTTTGGTATGGGTAATTCTTCTTGTTCGCCAGTTTCTTCATTTATTGTGATTGGTGATTCAACTTTTTCTTTCTTCTTTTCACCATATACCTCCCACCACTTTTTCTTTGTGGTAATGTCGGAATTGGAACTTGTAGGTTTGGATTTTTTCTGATCTAATAAGGTTACATTGTAACTTATCACAAATATGACTGCCATCGGATCAAAAACAAATATAAGCACAAAGATAAAAAATTTAACCACAGTATCTACATCGGTATCAAATACTTTTGCTAGGTAAATAGCAGGTCCTACTTCTACACCTGTTTCTATTATTTGTACTTTTAAATCTCCAACCTCACTTTTAAGATTTATTATGTCTTCATTAATTTTGTTTATTTTAGGTTGATATTCTTCTCTGAGTTTTCTTTTAGCAGTTCTGTAGTTATCAGGTAACTCAGATACAGCTGCTTCTAACTCCTCTTTCAAAAACCTTTTATCATCTTGTAGTTGTTCTAATCTATCTTCTTTATACAATAATGCAGTAGTCTCCTTTTCGAAGGATACTGTAGCACCTTGATACGCATTAGATAGAAAACCAAATATACCAGCCGAAGTAATCAGTATTAGTATTATTGTTGCTATTGTCATATACACTTTATGAAAAGGATTTATATCTTTCCAATATCGGTATAAAAATGAAGCCGCTACTAACTTACCAAACTCTAATGAACCTGCCATTATAATTACAGCAGTTTGGGCACCTGCAAATAACTTTGATAATCCATAAACCGAAAAGAAAGCAGCACTCCCAGCTATTGATAAGGCTGAAAATCCTACTAACTTATTAAATGATTTAGTATTTTCAAACATTTAGGTTCTCCTGTATATTAGTAATAAATATACCTAACCTACTTTATCTCTTCAAATTTAGCATCTATGATACCATTACATATATAGTAAACATTTCCGTTCTTTAGAACGGCATCAGCCAATCTCCACATTCTTTTTAATTCATCTACACTAAAACCAGAATCTACCGACACCGTTCCAAGAACATAATACAACCTATCGTTAGTCGAAATTAATTTATTACTTAATTTTGACAACGCTTTTCTTTGGAAGTGCGGGTTCTATCTTTGGGATTTCGATTGATAAAATACCATCTTTGAAATTAGCAGAGATGTTATCTCCATCTAACATATCACCTAAAGTAAATTGTCTTTTAAAAGATGAGTGTTTCAACTCACGACGTAAAACTTTGGCTTTGGTTTCATCAAAAAATCCATGTGATTTTTCACCAGATACAGTTAACACACCTTCTTCAACTTCTACATGCAAGTCTTTTTTATCCAAACCAGGTATTTCTGCTATCACGCCAATTTTATCATCGTATTCATATACGTTGACTTTTGGATATGCAGTATTTGAGAATGGATTAACTCCAACCTGCTGATTGATTTCAGGAAAAGATTTTCCTACAATCTCATCAAACATTCTATCAAAAGGTGTTAAAAAGGAATCTCTATCGATTACGGGTAAACCGCGATGAAAAGTAACTTTAGTCATTTTATTTCTCCAGTTGTTTACTATTTAGTCAAACTTGTATCCTCACATTGAGCGATACAACTATATGTTACAATATCTATACCACATCGGTGCGTATGTCATATTGTATATATAAATATTAGGTTGTCTGTAAAAAAACCAATTTTTCTGTAAAAAAGTCACACCAGACGAAAGTAGAGCGGGTTATCAATCTTTGAGAAATAAAAATATCTCCACCCATCTTAAATATGCTCCCCATTCTTTCGGTGGTATGAACTATATATAAATATCATCATACTATTTTTTTATAATAGACTCTATTTTATTTTTTGTAGCCTTATCACTATATTTCCATTGATATGCAATAGTTGATTTATACTCATCAATGGTATCTTTCAAATCATCAACAACAACTTCATATGTCTTAGTATTGATATCTTTTACGACATCGACATTGTAAGTTTCTGCCATCTCCATCAAACCATTCAAATCATTTTGCTCAACCAAGTCAGTTAGCTGATTAAAAACTTGTTTATTACCAAGTGGTTTATCAGGATGTACTTTACTTGCTATTTTTTTATATATCTTATCTAAGTTTTTACTCTTAGATTTTTTTGATTTTTGATTTTGTGGAGTTTTTTTGTTTTCCAATTTCTCTTTAAAACAATTATTGAATTCCAACAACGCATCCTCGAATAAACCTCTGATGTATTGTGACTCTAATTTTAAAAACTTTACCTCTGCTTTGAGTTTGTCTAAATATAACTTATCATTCATTCAGGTATTTCTTCTATCCTATATTTCCTATTCGCATCAGAGGATTGTAATTCATCTTTTTTGGTAACCGCAGAAGCTGATGCATTACTCCCACTAAATTCCCAAAGTGTATCGCTATCATTTAATTGAGCAACCCATGCAGTAGAATCTGGCGGCCATATTCCATGTTTGAAATCCCACTCTTCAGGTTTAGTCATAAATGTTTTTATTATTCTATACTTAGCCATTTAGACTTCCAATGCTCTACGAAACCATCCAAAGTAGAACTTTTCCAAGTCAGGCTTTCTAGTTACTAAATCAGCATAATACTTTACTCTGTATGCTCTAACTCTTTGTAGTTCTACACCATCCATAGCGGCAATAGTTTTAGGACCCATACCACCATCTATGACTAAACCAGCCCCTTTGGCATTAGCAGCTCTTTGCATGATCTTAACTGCTCTACCTCTACCTTGGTTTACACACATATCGAAATAGATGTGTCTTAAATCTTTAGGTAAACTTTCTACTTTGTTCTTATCCCAATAATGTTCTTTGTAAATTTCTTTTGCTCCATCTTTTGTTAGGTTGGCAATATCTACATCAGGATGACTACGTTTAGCTATACCAAAATTAGTCTCTCCGCCTGGATCATCAGGATCGTTAACATATCCACCTTCGTGGTGTAATACTACTTCAATTATTTCATCGAATTCTACTAACATTACTTTTCTCCTTTACTACTATAGCTTATCAACTGATTACTTAGTAAACCTTGTATAGTATAATATAAGGATGGATTACGCTTCAACAACTCTTTAAATTCTGGTTGTTTCCACATCAAACATTCTGTATTATGTTTTACTACACAATCGGCAGTCGCTGACTTTTCTGTTAGAAATGACATTTCACCAACAAATTGTCCATCTTTTAGTTGAGCCACTTTCTTACCCTTTACTTTAACATCAACAGTTCCGTTATATATTAAAATCAAATCCGTTACTAAATGATTTTCTCTGATTAGAGTATCCCCTTCTTTGAATTTTTTCCAATTAGCTATCTTTGTAATTTTAAGATATTCTACAGGACTTAAATCTTTGAAAAGAGTTTCATACAACTCTTTATCTTTTGGTGCCATCTTAATTGGTCGTTTTTCGTATATGATAACAGCAATGTGATAAAGGTTTACAAGAACAAAGACGATGTTCCAATTGATAGCCAACCACATTGGTTCAACCGGTATTATATAATTATATAATACTGAGAAGAGACTCGCCAGTATAGATACAACTCGTAACCATAAGATGTCCTTGACCAGAAAAGAAAAGGCTATTAGCCCAAATGCTAAGTGACCAGCTATACTTGCTATATTCATAATTAATCATCCGCATGTTCTAAAAGTTTATTGTCATTTTCTTGATTGTTAAACCAGAAATCAATTACTTTTGCAAATGAACCTACAAAGCCACCCAACATTAACAGTAAAATTTCTTTCCACCCATCTGTAACATCCTTACCCATAGCCATAAAGTATATCATTAATGCAAGTATAAAAGAAAATAAACCAACTACAGCAATACTGACAAACCACTTTCGTGATTGTCTGTACTCCATAATTTCTACTAACTTAGTATTGATAAAATGTTTTTGGTCTATAACTTTATCCTCATTTCCTCTATACAATTTTTTACCTGGCATAAACTTCTCCATTATACAAATATAAATATAACGGATTATAAAGAATACTCTATTCCTATCTTAGCTTTATAGAATTCAGTACCTTTTAATTTCGATACTTCTCCTAAGTTATACAATCTAACTTTATCTGTCAGCTTCCAACTAACTTTGAATTTATTTTCATACTCAAAACTTTGTTCAGGTGGAGCATACCCATCAAAAGAAAATTCAACATCTACCTTTTTCCAATAAGTTTTTTTATTGGTGTACCCTACTGATGCAAATGTTTCATATAGTTTCAAAGTTTCGTCAATGGAACGAGTTGTGAATCCCCAAGTTGTTCCTCGCCATTCTTTTCTCCAATCCAACTTTGCATATTTAACATTCTTGCTTTCTTTATTCATATATTCTGGTTTAAAGTAAACATGATTTTCTATTTTAACCCAAACTAAATCATCAATATACTTAGTCCCCAACTCTCTTTCCCATTGACGATTGAAATAATAAGTTGGGTGACTAGCACCAATACTGACTTCGTAGTCATCAGGGTTAGGTTGCACATTTGGTGTCCTAACTGCAAACGAACTGAATAACATCACACCAGCTAATAAACTATCCAACATTACTTTAATCTCCTATTGAAAAAATCATCTATATAACATTTACCTGCGTACATAATCGCTAACCATAACGATATTTCGAATACCTCTCCATATCCAAGATAATTTAAAGCCTCTATATCCATTATTTTCTCCTAATTGTGTTTATGATTTGATACCCAGTAAAGATACTTTTTACCATTATACATAGCTTTTATTACTTCCCATTTTCTATGTATTGTACAAAACATGGTTCTTTTTCTCTGATGGGATATGTTAACTTCTTCTCTGTATGTATGTTCCTTACCGACACCATCTGTTATTCTATATCCCCAAGCCTTAATTATATATTCTTCAGGTATTTCCTCATGGAACTTACCATCTATGTAATATACTGTAGTATTAAAATTAATAGCACCATTTGGTGAATTTGTACAGGATATAAAAGTTAGTAGTAAAAAACTACTTAGGAATTTCATTTACGTTTTTTACCCATTGTTCAGAAGGTCTATTTCTATTATACTCGCTAACCAACCTATCACCTTTTAAATCTTCAGCGAAGTCATGTTGTTTATCTTCATCCTCCTCACCAATCATTACAACTTCTTTTATATCAGTAGTCAAATATGAATTTATTTTCTTGATTGGAAATCCTGCTGTGTCGAGGGGTTTACCATCTCCATCATATTTTGCAAATTCCCCTTTTTCCCTTTTTCTTTCCTGAACAGTTAGAACTCTAATCATCTCATCCCATCTTGCATCTCTTTCATCACGCCTTCTCTGAACATCAGGTCCCCAATTATCCATAAACTCGTCTATTCTACTTTCTAACTTATCAATCCTTTTTTCCATCTCCTCGCATTTTTCACGATAGTTTTGTGGCTCATGTGATAATTTCTCTAAATCAGAAATACGTTTTTCTAAGGAATTACTATCCATCTCGTCTACTCACTTTTCTTCTAGTGCGTTTACGTTTTGATTTTTTCACTCTACGATCGATACCATCCCTTCTATCACCTAAAATAATTCTGATGAAATCATCCATAACTTTTTCTAATTTATTCATCTTTAGACTCCTCTCTTGATAATCTTACAGGTGAAGACGAAAGTTGCTGTTCTTTGATGTACCATATCTTACCCATCTTATCTTTGACTCTCCAATCACCATTACTCTCTATATTTTCAAAATCTACTAAATCATCTTTATAAAGAGTTCCATTGACAGTTGATATTGTTTCTGAAACTCTATAGCTTTTTCTATTCATTTTCCCTGTCCTCGTCGTTTCTTCTTGAATCTTTTACTACCCACTCTAGTAGAAAATTTTGTTCCACGTCCATAACCTTGCCTAGTCTTTTTTCTACGCTTTTGTTCTTTAGATTCATTGTTAAAACTTTTTGCCTTTGCCATTATCCTTCTTCCTCCATAGAATCCATCAAGTGTCTCATATCAGAAAATGATGTAGTATCACTTTCTTTTATTAGTACAGAAAACTTTTCATCTTTTTTTAACAATTCTAATATTTGATGTATTCCCTTTGATATTTCAAAGAGTTCACTTTTTATTTTTTTGATTTCCCTTTGCATTGGGTTTATCGACATTTTTAACTCCTACATAAATTTCGTCATAACAATCTAAACATAACTGACCAGCACCTTCAATATATCCTATTCTAAAATGAATATGGTCCGTTCTATTATAAATAGTCTCTTCATTACAGGAAACACAATTATCTTTCATTAGTCACTTCTCGGAGTTTACCTAAATCAGCATGTTCCATATGTTTAAGATACTCAATTGCATCTTTTTTAGTTTCTGCTACAAATGTGTAACCTTCATCGGTTGTCCATTTTTTATAGTGGTCGAATTGACCTTTTGTTTTCTTTGGCATTATAACCTCTTATCTTTTTTTTCTAAAATTTATTACCGGAGGACCAACTTTTCGTTTTAACTCCAGTAAAGATATTTTTTTTCCCTTTGCTTCTAATTTAATCTGTTTCACAGGCCATTCCTGAGACACCTTATAAATCTTTTCACAACTCTATTAATGATACGTGGTTTTGAATAATTCCTCATCATTAAGAGAATAGCCTGACTCCGCACGACAGATTCTTCTCTTTCACTCATTTTTTAACTCCCAAATATTTTTTTCTTCTCCCCATGATACTCATAGGCATGTCCATGTTCTTTGAGTAATTCGTTTACTGACTTTTCATGTCCCTTAACGAATAACTCTCCAAGTACACGACCATATTTACCTTTACCATGTGATATGATTGAAAACTTGCCTTCATCTGAATTTTCTAAAAGGTCCTTAGTGAAGGCTTTTGCAGCAAGACCTTTTTCTTTTTCTTCTAAATCTCTGGTTCTACTTTCCCAAGTATCAACACCATAAAATCTGATTCTGTTTTTTACCCAAACATCAAATCCTAAATCTATCATAGCATCACAAGTGTCACCATCGACCACTCTAACCAACTTACAACTATATCCATGTTTCTTTACTTGTTTACCCATAACTTATCTCCCGAATTGTACACCAATCTGGTTTGCACAAATTATTAAATTAGAATCAAACTTACAACTATTGTGTGCATTTAAAATATGCATAGCTTGACCAGATGTTATCTTCTTATTATAAATATTACCTTTATAAGAAAATACATCGCCATTACTATTGGCTATACCTGTTACAAATTCTAATACGGCTTTATACTGTAAATATGCTGTATAGTTAGGTGGTAAATTTTTTGTCTTATGTGCAATTACCAGAAATGTTTCGTAATCACTCCACGTTTTTTTCTTCATCGTTTACTCCATCCTTTTTAATTTTTTTAGGGGGCCAGGAAAAAGGAAAAAACCCGACCCCCATAGACACCAGTATGGTGTCTCAGAGAGAATTAAGAATCTAACTCTTCTTCATTAAATAAGTCATCGGAAGAACCATCAGAAACATACTTTTGAACCAACTGCTTCACATAAGTTCTCTCAGACTCAAGTCCACCATCATCAGAAAACTGAGGATAGACAGTAACTTCTGCCGCCTCATCTAATCTGAAACCATCGAAGAGTAGTCCAGCAATCTCAACCGAAGTTCTGGTTGAAATACCAGTTGACAACCTACCTGACTCAGACTTAGCCTCATTACGAGTCAAAGTTGAAATCTCGGCGACAGACTTTAGTAAGTCTGAATCAACATGAGGGAACATATAGTTAAGTAATCCATGTTCTTCTTCAGAGTTCAACACATCCATCTCAACAATAATGAATCTATCCATTAGAGCCTTATCCATAACTCTGGTAGATGTATACTCATTTCCAATATTAGCAGTAGCGACAAAAGTAACACCTTCAGCCACATTGATAGTGTCTTGACCATCAGACTCATCAAGTCTGAGATATCTCTGACCACTATCTAAAACTGTCATTAGAATATTCCAAGCATCAGGATGGGCTCGACTCAACTCGTCCAATAGGATAACTGCATTTGGAGTTTGAATCGCTTTGACAAACAGAGATTCTGAAAAGTAAGTACCTTTCTTTTTATCGAAGTGTACATTACCAATCAAGGTGGCTCTGGGGTCTTGAGTTGCACCCAAGTTGAAGTAGAAGTCTGGTCTGTCAAGTGAGTTAACCAATGACTTAGCTGCCATTGTCTTACCACAACCCGCAGGACCTGTCATCAGAATATTCTTACCACGAACAGCAGAACGAACTAAGTACTTCCACTTTAGTTCTTTCATAACTAAACCTTGTGGCTTGATGTTATATGAAGTGTGAATGAAGTTCAAAACTTCCTCATGATCGGTAGGGATGTCAATACCAGTGGTATTGATTACTGGTGCGGTGGAAGCCTCAAAAACTGACATCGGAACTTTCCACCAAAAAGTTTTACCATTTTTATTGACTCTTTGTTCAAGAGCCATACCTTTTTGGAAGGCACTTTTCCTAGTACCATTACCAATTTGAGATGTGAATTTATTACCATCAGCATCCCATGCATTATATCGGTTACCCGACATTTCTATTTTTACAACAACGTTTGACATATTGTTTTTTCCTTTTGTTAAGTTGTTTGTTTTATCTCTCAAAATCATACCTTAAGCTACGAATAAAATTGCACATGAGTCAAGTACTTTTTTCATTTTTTTTAAAGTTTTTTGATAATTCTCCATATCGCAAATACTTGAATAAGTCCTTTACAAATTGTGTATGGTCTGTTGAATCATTTTCTCGACACTCTTCTATATACTTTGTTAGAAAAATTTGAACCATATCCCTAACCATTTTTGAATGTAGTAAAAATCCCATTTACGATTTCCAAAATCTAATTCTATAGCTTGTTGTCGCAAATGCTTCCCAAGTGCATTCTTTCCATTTGCATGTCCAATATTGTTCAAAATGTTTCCGAGTGGATGGAATCATTTTCCACCCACAAGGACACATTGGCGTGTTTAGTTTTCTGTTGTGTAACCATTTTAAAACCTTAGTAATCATTACTTCTGTAAGAATTTCTTATTCATTGTTTTTGCAACTGGAAGAACAGAAGTTACATCGATGTACTCAGCATCAGAACCGTACATTTTTGTGAATGTACCTTTTTCGTCATGTGAATCATATCTACCACCGATAAAGTAACTAAGAACTTTTACACCGCGACCTTTGATTTCTTTAACCATTTTAGAAGTATGATTAATTGCCGTATCCCAATTGTAATCAATATCATCATTAGAAAACATCGGCATCCCATCTGAAAAATTAAGAAAGTAAGAATCCTTATCATTTGAACCAACTTCAATTTCTTTCATCACAGCCTCAAAACATAAACCCTCTGGTGTAGTACCTGCAGGATGTAATAGAGGAAATAGATTTTTGATTTTGTTAATTTTGTCAACTCTAGAATCATAAGCAATCAACATTAGTGGATAAGTCTTACCACCTCTATTGTATCTACCACCGGAAGTTTGAGTACTTCTGTATGAAATAACTAAATCAACATTGTTTATCATTGAACAAGCCTTAGCAATTGCGACTACTGAAGTTTGAGTATTTGTCCACTTATCTCCGCCCATCGAACCACTAGCGTCAACTGAGATATGTAAGAAAGCATCTGAGTATTGTTCTACAAAAGAAGTGTGGAAGATTCTATCATTACCAAAACCCAACTCAGCAATCAATCTCTTATCAATTCTACCACTATCTTTTCTAGACCACTTAGTCTCACGAGACTCACCACGAACCTGAAGCTTTCTACCTAAGATAGTACCCATAACCAAACCCTTATCGATAGCTTCTTTGTTTTCATCACGATACCAAGAATATGATGGATTAGAAATCATACCGATTGTATCAGACTCAGCCAAAGCTTTGTTGAACTTTTTAACCATCAAAACCTTAGTGGGAGTCTTTTTACCTGTCCATCTATCAGTAACACCAGCGACATCAACGTAACTCATACCGGATGATTCAACAGTATCCATAGCCGCCTTATCTTTCTTAGTCAACTTTTTCTTTTGAATATCACCATCCATAAATTTCTTTTGCTTTCTAATTGCATTTTCAAGTTGCTTTTTCTGATTATCTGATAATTCTGGTTTATCGGAAGGTTGTTGAGATTGAGAAACAGATTCTTCGGAAGAATCTTTAGTATCATTACTATCACCAGAGGAATCTAAAGACTCATTACCGTTACCATCATCAGATGGTTGTGGAACCTGATTACCATCAATTTTTGACTTTGGAGTAATGTTATCTAAAATGATTTGATAAACTTTACAAGCGATGTAGAAAGACTCACTGGTTGAAGATAATGTTTTTACTTTGCTAAAGATAGTATTGTATATTTTTCTCAAACCTGGTAGAGCATCTAAGTCTGAATTCTTATTAGTAAGATTGATAATTCTGAACATATATGAATCTAAATCTAATGAAGTGTATTCAGTAGTTAAGAGAGCCTTATCGATTACTTTTGAATGAAAATACTTATCATACATTGAATGATAGTAACCTTTATAACCAGGTGAGTTTGAGAATACAAAGTAATCAATTCTCCTATCTTCTACATAGTTAAGTAGATTTTTAACATCTGTAAAATAGTCAGTACCAATTTTAGTAGCTTGATCGAGTAGTGTGGTTGGTATGTGACCAGTAAGATTTTTTAGAAAATCGAAATCTGATAGTTTGATGTGAGAACCTTCGTGAAGAGCCAAACCAACAGTTGAGTCAAATAGTTTATCATCTAATTTAGAAGAGATAACAACTGACTTACCATCAGTATAACTATCTCCATGTGAATTGAAAGTAACTTTGATATCAGACTCACCGGTTACAATAGAAACAAAATTACTAATGGCTCTACGATAAGAGGCCAATGCAACTAAGTCTACACCTTTTTTCTTCTCTTCATCATCGAAGATAGAACCGGTGGTATCCCAACCCTCATCTAACCAAAAAGATGAATAGTTGTTAGTCCGAGAACTTGCAGAGTGTCTCTCTCGTAAAGCCATCGGATTAAAATTGTGTTTTATCTTTGTCATATTTTTCCTTTAATTGATATGTTAAGCTACGAATAAAATGCAATGCGAGTCAAGGATTATTTTGAAGTTTTTTCATAAACTTTCTTTGTTTAGTTGTCATCATTTGTAGACTTGACAATTCATTTATGATTTTTGATTTACTTACAAGACTAATTTTATCTTCAGAATATAGTGATTGTGTAAGTTGACAAGCAGATTCATATCCATAGCTATCAAACTCATCAATAACTTTTTTCATAGCTTCTTTTATTGGAATAAAGATATTTACTACTGGCTTTGACTTATGTTTCTTTTTAGGTGGTTTAGGATTAAGATAGTTCTCCAAAAATCTATCCCAACTCTTATCTGCAAAAACACCTTTTGCTTTCTTAGAACCACCAACGCCCCTTCTATCTAACCTACTTAAATTTTCTGATTGTTCTTCTGAAACTGGTTGTACCCAAGCACCTGTTTTGTGTGGGTATATGGTATGAGACACATACTTCTTTACACTTGAACACTCAACACATTCTGAGTAACCCAAGTGAAGACGATGTTTATCCATTTCAGCTTGACATTTTTTACATTCATTCATATAGTAAAGCTACAAAATAAATGCAGTACAAGTCAAGACTTTTTTTGTATTTTTCCTTTTAATGTAATAATAAAACCATCTATTTTTTTAGTATTCAACCCATCCTTTATCATAATTTCTCTTTTATTGACTAACTTACCATAAGCCTTTTGTAAATCTAAAAGGGATAATCCTTTCATACTTTTTCTGTAATATAAAAGTGCTAATGCTTCGTCTTCTGCCTCTGCTCCACGAACACCAGCAACATCTGTTACTTTCTCAACTTCGTAGCCTACATCAACTACATCTTGTATTTCTTCCCATACAGTATTCTCCCACATGGCATCTAAATCTAATTCTATATCAGTAGTATCGCTATAGCCTAATTGGATGTTCAGAAAGAAAAAAAGTATTGGGATTATATTGGTAATACCAGATTTCATTATTCATTCTCCTATGGTATAAATTAGTTCCATCAAACTGCCACTCATTATCATCATCAGGTATTCCTAAATCATAAGTGACTACTATATTTCTTGTTCTACCTAAAACAGATAATGGATGTTCAGGCCAACTTTGTTCACCTGTCAATTCATATTGTTTCTTTGCATATACTTCCAACTCTTCCCATAATGTATATGTGAATTTCTTTTCGTGTTTTAATTCTTCTAGCTCGATTCTTTTCTCAAATCGTGGTACTGCTATTGCACTCATTATACCAATCAAAAGAATCACAACTAATATTTCTATTAGTGTAAAGCCTTTACTCACTAAATTTCTCCAACTACTTCTTTTTCAAAAGATGGACTATCAGGGTCTGTATCTTTTATTATAATACGTTTAGTCACATATCCATTTAACGTATCGTTTTCCCAATAATAAATATAAGGCTTTTGATTTGTATTGTAAGGCAAATCTCCACTAAACAGCATATCAGGTGTTCTACCATCCCCTAGTACAGTTTGTCGGTATGTAGCATCCATCAGGCTATCTTGTGGTAATTGTGGAAAGTGTGGATTACCGCTCATATGATTGTCGTAGTAATATTGCATAAATGTTTGTTTTATGATTGTCATATTAGAGACATTTACTGATATCTGAGTTTCACTTACCGCTCTATGAAAAGTGGGGATAGCCGAACCAACGAGTATCCCCACTAAAGCAATAGTTACTACCAACTCTATCAGAGTAAACCCTTTAGAGTTTCTCATAGTTAACTCCTACAAATCAGCTCTTACACCAAGTGTACCAACAGCAGCATCATCTCCTGTTTGTACCCCTTCATCATATTGCCAACCTACACGAGAGTTATCACCACGCTGATGTGTGATTTTTTTCGAAGTGGTATTGTATGTCCACTCACCATCAACATCTGCATCAGTAGCGTCCGTAGTGTATCCAGCAGGTTTAGTTTCTAAAGCATCCCATGGATTATCAGGCCAACTTCTACGGCCATTTTCCATAAGTTGTTCTACAGCATAAGTTTCTAAACCAGCTTTGATTGCACTAATAACCGCATCCTCAGCCGCTTCTTCTGCTTTCGTAACCGATGTCATATATCGAGGAATAGCAACAGCAGCCAAAATACCTAAAATGATTGTAACCATAATAAGTTCTATTAATGTGAATCCTTTCTGATTTTTCATTTTCTATCTCCTACGGCTGTAACTTCTTAAAGAAGTTTGATGGGTTTTCTAAATCAGCGACATACAAGATTGGAGCATAAGAAGATGAACCACTTCCACCACCAGCGATTACTGCATAGATGTAATGACCATCCTGAAATGGTGTCTTGATTGGGTTGCCACCAAATTGGTCTAAGAATTCTTCAGCACCAACGGAAGGATCAAATGAACCATCTTTGTTATCATCTTCTGACACATCAATGTTATGACCACTTGGAGCTTGAGCACCTGCAGTTGTTGTACCAAATACAGAAACCCAATTAGAACCCTCTGATGATTCGTAAGAAGTGAATCCACCCAAACCTTGTACAATAAGTGTATCGGAAGCATATCCACCAACAACCTCATCATACTTGACTTGGCCAGGAAATCTCCCACGACCTTCTTCGGTTACTTTTTGGTTATAAAAGTTATTAGCGGACTTGACAATTTTGTCAATATCGGCCATTGTCTTTTTCTCTTTAGCACCTTCACCAACACCAGAAAATTTAGGTGCGGCAGTGGTAGCCAATGTAGCCATCATTGCAGTTGTTACTGCGAACTCAGCTAATGAGTTACCATTTGTGCTCTTTAGATATCGTTTGATTGTTTTGAACATTTCAGTTCTCCTATTTAGTTATTTACCTATATATGTACAATAACTGTACCAAACTTTGCAATATAGAAAACTTTTTTACTTTTTTCTTATTAGTTTTTTAAATTACTATATACTAATAACTTAGAGTACGCAACAAAAAACCCCACTAAAAAGTGAGGTTTTCAAAATGTTACACCTGTTACACTATTATTGTATCATTAAAATACATCTTCTGCCAACATATCGTCTATTGCATCCTTTATATCTTTAGAAGAACAATCAACTTCGCCATCCATATCTGCCTTCCAAGTTTCTTTTTTACTTCCGTCAAAGAATAGGGCAATCGATGGGAAGTTTCTAAATCTTAGTTTCTTAGTAACCTTTTTTGCTTGCTCACTGGCAACGTAGATAATCTCACAATCTTGATACCCCTTTACTCCTTTCAGTACTTTTTTATCTAACTCTTGTTCCTGCCATTCAGATGTAAAAATGGCGACGACTATACCACCATTTATCTTTTCTTTAAAGTTCTTGTCATTTACTTGTGCTAGTGTAGTAGACAGGAATATTAATAGCCCTATTAAATACTTCATTATTTACTCCCTACTTTTACCCTTAAATTAGTTACTTGTTTTTCCAACTCATCTATGGTTTCTTCATATTCCTCTAACTGTTCAAATACTTCATCCATATCTTCTTGAAGTTGGCCTACTTGTGTTTTATATTGTTCATAAGATCGAGGCCAATTATGACCTTCAGGTTTCGATGGATATTCATCCGAAAAAATCTTTTCTATATCAATGGCTGGTAATTCCTTTGCCTCTTCTATTTCTGCTTGTAAAGCATACCACATACCAATCAATGATGCCAAACCTGTACCAGCTGCTATCATTGTTTGTACAGATAATGTGAATTTAGTATCTAATACTTTATCTTCACTTAGTTCTATTGGTTCTTTTTTCTTTGGTTCTTCTTTAGGTTCTTCTATGACTGTCTCTGACTCAGGATGTATTTCTTCAGTTTTTTCTTCATGATGTGTAGTATCAGAATCGTGGTTTAGTAATGCATTAGTAATATCATCGAAATCACAAAAACCTAAATCAACTAAAATTTCACCAATTGTGCGTTTATCACCTTTTACCTGAGACTGTAGTGCTTTGTTCAGTTGTCTTTTAGTGATTATATCTTCATCACATAGTAACTTACCTATTTTTATATCACCATTCATTTATTTAATTTCCACCAGTGTAAAACGTTGCGTCTGGATCTGTTCCTATTTCTATATTCTCAAAAATTAATAAGCCAATCTGCATTTCATCTCTATATGGATTGTAAAATTTACCATTTGCCATACCAGAAATTTTATTGTCATTATTTATGTATATTTCTGATTGTGCAAATTCTGTGTAATCAAAACTACCAATAATCTCCATGTTCATTGTTTGTTCTCTTGTATGAGACAATGTATCTGTCGGACCGTAGTTCAAATACAAACCAGGATCAATTAACATAGCATTGTCTTCTCCATCTTCATCATACCATATACCAGCATAGTGTTCTAACTCTGGTAAAACTCTACCTACTTCTCTTTGTAGGTGTAGAACGAATAATTTTTTAATCTTACCATCATCACCTAAAACTTTTTCACCATAAGTATTTATTTGTGCATAGTAAGTATATGGGTCTATGTAATCACCATTTACCCAAAGTTGCATAGATGGTTCTAAAACAATTTCCTCTTCTACTATTTCATCTTCACAACTTGGTATTATTAACATTCCTACCATTAGTAGTGAACCGCAAATCATTCTTACTGTATTGTATATTTCCTCGTGTGTCATTTTAAAATCCCATAAATTGATAATTAATTCCTAATTTGATATCGTATGCTGGTCTCTCCCAATAATACAAATATCTTCCTTCAGCAAAGACTCCAAGATTATCCTGAACCTTTACTCCGAATATTGCACCCATATCATAGTCATTCCAACTATGCCACATTTTGTCCATAAACATAAACTCATGTGGTTTGCCACCATCATCTTTGTGTTTTCTGTAATGGGCTGCATTGTGATATGCATGTGTTGTATGTCCGTAGTGATAAGGTAACCAATTTCCCCAAGTATGTAACCACCAATTTTCTCCATAGTGATAAAAATCAATACCCAACACTAATGAGGTTTCGTTTTGACTACCCAAACTTTTCTTGACTCCACCGATATATTCTTCTAACATACCAGGAAAGTGATATAAGAAATACTCTCTGTCCGTATAAGCAAAGATTCTACCATCTTGGTCTCTCCACAACCAGTCAACTCCAACAAATCTACCATCGTCATTCCAAAAAGGACCACCACCTTCAATTGGTCTTAGTTCACCAGTCTCAGGATCTAACTCATACAACTGAACATCCAAATCTCCGTTCTCATAGTACTCTTGTGTAAACCAAGCATTATCGTCTATACCAAATGCTTTCTCAGCAAACTTCCACCATTCACCTCTGTACCAAGTTGTATCCAATACCATCGCATCAAATCCATATACAGGATGTTGTCTATGTTTCACACCAATAGATAAATGAAATTTATCATTTAATGCTTCAGGTGTTAGATGAAGTCTAATATCACCTTGTGTATATTTGATATCCTCTAATCCTAATTCAGTAACACCAACTTTAGCCATCAAATAATCACCAATATATCTTAGCCAAAATTCTCTATTAACATAATCATTGCCCCATTGTCTACCTTCTGACAATTTAATTAAGTACTCCCAGCCTTTAACAGGACCAAATGTGGCACTTTCATTAGCATTCTGTTCTGAACCATCATACCAAGTACCACCTTTACCAGCAGACTTTACACCTCTTTTTGGTTCGTATTGAAATCTACCAATCTTTCTTAAACCGAATGATGTTTGGAAATCAGGTTTTAATTCTCTCTTGTCCCTACTGATTTCTAACTGGCCTGTACTCAATCCCCCTATAATAGCAAATCTATCGTCCTGATAGCGTGGAGCATTCAGACTAAAACTAGCATATGCAGTAGAATACTTAAAAAAGTCCCCAACTATATTTTGACTAAGTAATGATGTAGTTAATAGTAAACCCATCATAAGTTTCTTCAACATTATTTTCTCCTAAAGTTAACAAGAATCACAATCACATCCACAATCACAACAATTACAACAATCACACATTATAGTACCATCCACCAAGCTGCACCAACTTCTACGATAATATCGGCCGCTGTATTCCAAGCCCACTTCTTTCGTGTACCATATGTTTCTTCCATACCTTCGATGTATACCTCAAATATTTCCCAAGCAACACCTATTATTAGAACCCAAAGAACTGCCCATAAATCAGAAGCACCTAACCATTGGGCGACTTTGGCTATAAATAATCCAGCCGCCAAATGATAAGATGTCCATCCATCTAACTGTCCACTATTTACTTGCCAACTGTATAGTTTAGTTAATGGATTATTCATTATTTACTCCCGAATACTTTTGAAAAGAATCCTTTCTTCTTCTTCTTTCCTTTACCACCGATTTTCTTCTTTTTCTTTTTCTTCTTTTTAATATCTTCATCAGCACATGCCATTTCACAAGTCATCTCACATGCTTGAGCTGGAACAGCTTGAACTGTTGGAACAGCACCAAACATAATTACTAATGACAATATTAATTTAAGTACGTTTTTCATTTTTAGTCTCCTTGTTTGAAACATTATTACAATTATAAATATCAGTTCGATAAAAAATTAATTTAGTTCAGGTATCAATTCATACTCTGGATCACATACCAAAAATTTTAAAATCCATTTTTTATCCTTTCCTTTATCCCATTCTTCATAGCCAGATAATAAACAGGTATCAGTAGATAATTTTTTTACTACTTGATCTATCTGTTTCTCAGTATTACATATTACATTAATCTCGTCACCATTTGTTTTAACCATTACCATATTATCTGCATTATTGTATACTACGTTATCTTTCATTCTTTTTCTCCGTATAGATCCCAAGTCTTAGGTGGTGGCTTAGGAGCTTCTTTACCATCATCAATAAATATCTCTCCCTTACCAGCATCAACTTCAAACGTTGTAACACCTTCAGTTAAGAATATTTGATTCAAACATTCTGTTAGTGAATCGTATACGTCATTTTCTATCTTCCACCTATCACCAGGTGGAACTCTTTTTGCGTACATAACTTTCATATTAATTCCTTATTTTGTAAAAGTATCTATTATTAATCTGTGGTTCATCAAATGTTTGTTTCTGTATCCACATAGAAAGAGTTTCTTCTGCAGATAATGAACCTAACTCATAATCATCTTGATATCTTTCCAATAGCTCTGCAACTATAGGATGCCTAACAACATCTTCTAAATCAAACTGACTGAATCCAACTCTTCTAATTCCCGTAAATCTCTTAATTGAATCTTCTAAACCATTTTCTTTTCTAATATCCGATTGCATTAAATCCCCACAAACTATATATTTACTCCCACTACCTATACGGGTTATGAAAGTTTTTATTTGTGCAGGTGTTGCATTCTGTGCCTCATCTAAGACTACTATACTATCAGTCAATGTTAAACCTCTCATATAAGCTAGTGGTATAACCTGTACTACACCAGCTTTCTTCAGAACTTCCAATCTTTGCTTTCCAATAATCTGTTCCATATTATAATATAATGACATCATGTATGGTGCGGTTTTTTCATCTATATCACCAGGTAAATATCCCATCTTTTCACCATCCACTTCTACAAGCGGTTTAGTAATTACCATCTTATCATACTTACCTTTTGCAAGATTTTTCAACGCATAATGTGTAGCTAAAAATGTCTTACCACAACCCGCTGGGCCTACTGAAAAAGTAACATCATTTCTACTAATAGTATGATAGAAACCTTTCTGATTAGGTGTTCTAAACTCTAATGACCTCCAATCTATTCTTTTAATTTGTGACAGAGCTTGTCGTTTGTTTTCACAGGGTTGATTAGACTTGATTTGTGTAACCGTCTTTACCTTGGATTTATCCATAGTGATATCTCCTTATGTTTATAGTTAAAAACTGAGGTTCTACCTTTAACTATAAATATAATATATACTATGGTTTAATCTCTATTTAATATGTTTATTAGTTGAAGCGTCAAAACATTATACTCAGGATATTTCGATAATGTTTTTAAAAGATTTTCTACATACTGATGTGGTAGGTAATCTAATTCATACTCTCCAACTATGATTGCTTGTTTTATAAATGTATCTACGGCTTTAGCTACATCTTCCGGTAAACCTTTTACAGGTCCTTTACTTTTGAGGGATATTAACTTATCCTTTATTTTTGTGTCCACTATCTATGTTGTGTTTTTATCATAATCTCTTAACCCAACTCAATACATTGGATAATCGTAAATCATTTCGTATTAATACATCCACTTCTTCTGAATTCTTATCTTGTAAAGTCTTAATCATTTCCTTTTTCATTTTAGAAGTAACTTTAACCTTTGGCCATTTACCATAACCATTAACTCCTGTAGCAGATCCAAATCCTACTCCCATAAATCCTGGTTTTCCGTATTGTGGTTTAAATTGATATTCTATTGTTGTCCAACTACCATAACTATTTTTACCATATACAAAACTAACCACATAACCAACATGCGTCTTTCTATGATATGCGTCACCAACATTGATATCCTTATCAGTTAATTTCTTTTCTAATAGTAAATCTTTTAGTTTAATCATACTTTAACTTTATATTTGTTTTTTAACATTTTCTCAACATCTTTTTGTGTCTTTCCAATTACCATATCCATATTTTTAGTAACCTGTATAGATTTATTGGATATGTTCATACCGAATTTTCTTTCTTCTATATCTACTTCGGCTGCAATTGCACTCACAAATCTTCTTGGGCCCATATTGATTCTTCCGTGATGAACACCTTTCTCATCATATGTTGCAACTACCTTTGCATTCTCCGCAGCTTCTCTAGATAAGTTTCTACCTATTTCAGATTTTAATATTTTCTCAGCAGACTGAGCAGCTAAACCAGCAGCTCTACCCTTAGACATTAGTTTAAAATTTCCAACCGGTTTGTTAAAGTTTCCTGTACGTGGTTTTGATACTAATGCAACATAGAAACTTTCTTTTAGTAATTCTTTTAGTTTAATCATATCTCTTATCCCCTAAGATTTCTTTCATCATTTTTGCTTTACCTAATATGTAATCTATACTATCTACAATTAAATCTTCATCTTGAGTTCTGATAGCTTTGTTTAAAGATTTCATTTCCATAGCAAGATACCTAGCCTGACCTTTTATCTCAGAGTATCTTCGTGGATTCATCTTTTCATTTACAGATTCAAATTTATTAAGATTTCTTTTAATGATTTTTTCTGCTGCCTTATCTGCACTTAATTTATTTTTGTGTTTACCTAATTCAATCTGATACCTATTCTTATTTTTGGTAATCACTATAGCAAACCATTCACCATTATCTTTTTCATACAACCATGCTTTTCTAAAGTATCCTGAGAAAGCCATCTCACCAGCATATTCTGCACCAAAGTATTGTACGGAAACATTCTTTACCTTCTTAATTTGAGGTGCTTCTGTTAGTAGTTTTTTTAGTTTAATCATCGTGAGGACTTCTTTATATCTTCTAATTCATCTGAAAATTTCATAGGATTTTTTCTGTACAGTTTAATTAAATAATTCTTATCCATTCCATCTCTTACTAACGATTTTATTAACTTTGCTACTTCATACTTATCATAGAGTTGAGCAGAATCATCTAACATATCATCTATTAAAAAACTAGAATGTCTACTTATATTTGGATACGCATTATCTTTTTCATTTACCATTTTCTGCAACTCCAATATCTGGCCTTATGTCTTGGCCCTGGGTTATCACAATTATGTCTCGCTCTAAAATTAGCTCTTGCCTTAGGATTGGATTTTCTGATTCTCATTGTTCCACCTTTAGCATCACCACCTTGTCCAAAGTTAACCTTAACTACATTACCTTTTGGATTCTTAACATATACTTTGAACTTCTTTACATCACCTTGCATTATCTTCCCTAACTTCACTTTTCTACCTTGGTATTCGGCTTCATTTAAATTATTTTCTTTTATATGTTCAAATGTGTATCCGTGTCCCTCTCCATTTTCTTCATAGAATATTTCGATTATTTCTTTTACACAATTAGGCACCATTCTACCATTCTTTTCCTTCATACCTTTTTGTTGGTATCCTACCCAACAAGTTCCTCTGGCTTCATCTACGGATTCTTTCTTTTTAAATTTATCTTTAATTCTCTGAAACAAACTTTTAGCTTTCTTATGTGTCGAAGGATCTTTTTGTGCATATGAAGATTGACGTGCAGTATTTACAGATATCTTATTACCTGATTTATTCTGTACAACCATTCTCTGAGCAGCGGCTATTGCAGCTGGATTCTCTTTTAATACTCCCTCTCTTACGTTGTGAAGAACCTTACCTTTACCATCGATAATTTTTGTTATAGCTCTATTCTTCATCATTCTCAAAAGCACTGGTGCTTCTATCGTTCTGACATTTGCTGGATTATACTTAGCACCATCAGGCAATACGTTAAAAAGATTAATACCTTTTTTGACAACTGTAAGAGTCTTACCTTTTAAGTGATTTAGTCTTGGACTCAAACTTTTAGAAAAAGTAATTTTTGTTTTTCTGTCCATTTTATCTATAATAGGATCTCTGGCTTCATTTACATTTTCTTCCCTACTTTTTTTAATACTTTTCTTTAGGTCTTTTGGTAATGCTTTTAAATCATCTAAGCCTTCTCCACGAAGTTTACGAATTTGTCTATTAAGACTGTCAATTTTTTTACCTACTGTAGCCCTCATTTGAAAATCTTTTACTCTCTTTTGAAGATCAATTTGCCTTTTCTTATCTGCTCTAAGTTTATCTATCTTCTTTTGAGTAGCGGCATCAACTTCATTCACATTTTCATGTAATCCTTTTTGTGCCATTTTTTTTATCATAGGTTTAAAAGCTTTTTTCTTAGACATTTTGATAACACCATCAATACCTTTATCACTCAACATAATAAATTTAGAAATAACTTTTAGTTCTTTATCACTATATCCTTTGAAATCTTTATGCCAACTCTGTTCATTGACACCTTCTTTTTTGGATTTATTACCCCAATTCTTAGCACCTACCTTACGACACTTGACAAGTGCTCCACTCGCGTAAGCTGATGGCCATACATCGTAACGAGCTTTGACTTTGTGGTAGCACGCATCTTTCTTACCTGCGGCTTCATCAAATTGTTCTTCTGTAATTGGTTTACCTACTAGCTCTTCTAACTTTGAACTCATTACGTTCTCCTTCTTCTTTCTTCCAGCACAATGTGCCTTTTGACTAAATCCTTTTGGGTTATTACAATCAATACTTCGTTTGTATTTTTTACTCCACTTCTTTGGCATCTTTTCCACCAAAGGCCTTCTTACCCCAAATGTAAGAAACCCTATCATCTTTTATAGGACCACCTTTAGCCCAAGTATGACAACTACGTTTAGAGTGACATTTGAAATGATGCATCCAACAGTATCCTAAATGACCTGAATCATCTGACACTTCACCTGGCATACACTCTAACATTCTTGGTGAAATATCAAATGCAACACAATTACCACATAAAGATTTGTTAACGTTCTCTACTTCAGTATTCCACCTCTTAGCAACTTTCTCCCAATAGTCACCTGGATTATCTACATCTTGAGGACCATAGTTAAAGTCTCTAGTTGTGATATCTCTATTCTGAGTATTCAACTTTACATCTTGTGTTGCTGGTGGACACTCTTTGTATTTTTGTTCTAATAAGTCTTGTAGTTTAATCATATCATTTCTTAGGCTTAGTAGAAACGTATATTGGTTTCTTACCACCACCTTTGAGTGATGATGTACCACCTCTACCTTTCTTATTTTGAGCTGCTCTCTTTCTACGAGTAGCACTTGCCTTTTGTTTCTTTGTCATACTAGCAGCTTTAGAAGCTGGAACACATTTAGCATACCCTCTCTTCTTACCACTTGTACCACAAGGAGGATGTCCACCACCCTTCTTTTTCTTTCCGATGTTCACCCATTTCTGTTTGAACCACTTCCTTAAATTTTCATTTGTAAAGTCACCACAATTTACACAAATATTATCTGCAATTTGTTCTGCTTGTTCTAAAGTAACTGTGGTATCAGCCCCTTCTTTCTTAACACAATTCCTATATCGTTTACCAAACATAATTTTAGTTTTACGAGTAGGATGTGTCATATATCCTTTTTGACAAGCTTCATCTAAATCAAATTTTTTCTTCTTAGACTTTAGTAATCTTCTTTTATTAAGTAGATGAGGACCTGCTGGTTCTTCTCCTAACTTACCATCTACTCCATAACCACAAGTTCCTTCTCTGTAAACTATCTTACCTGCTTTAGATTCTATACCGATAACATGGTTTGGATACTTGTCTCTCAAATCAGACATTTCTGCTGGTATCTCTTTTAGATTTTTTACAAGTACTCTTTTTACTATCTTATTATTTTTACTTACAATGATATCCCAAGGTCCGACTTTGGGTCCTTTACGAACAGACTTCATCATATTAGAAGTATTTTTCATATCTTCGTTTTGAGACTGATTCTCATTATCACTATCATCACTTTTCATATGGTGAGTTAGATAATCTTTTACTGAATTCATATAGTCTGCTGACTTTGTAATCTTAGCTTCTAACCATTCAGGTAAATCCATATCTTTATCTATCATTTTAAAAACAGCAATAGAATCTTCGGCTATTTCTTTTGCATCGTACTTAGCCATCTTACCTTCTTTTTTATCGTGATGGGATTCTGTAATGGATTCGTTTGCTGCTAGAAAGGAAATTTTATTTGCAAGTTTTGCAGGAGTAGAACCTCTCCAAATTCTTTTAGCATTTTTAAAATGTTTCTTAACATCTTTTTCTGCTTCTTTTGGGTTGGCACCGTGTTTGATTAGAAACTGTAGGACTTTAGCTTCTTCTGAACTCATTTTAGCTTCTAAATAATCTTTAAGTTCAGATACAACTAAATTTCTAAATTCATTTTTGGTCACAGTAATCTCCATAAATCTATACAATTATAAATATGAAGAAACTAAAAAATTATTAGTTTATATGTAACTCTTTGTATCTCTGTACAGCTAGCTCTTTGTGTTTTGCTTCAATCATAATATCAACATCATTATCATAAGTATCAATATACTCGTAAACATAATCAGAATGTGCTTGGGGTCTAATTGATTCGTCAAGTCGTTCCTTACTGCGACTTTCGCTATAGTGGACAACTGGTGTAATACCTTTGGGCCAAGTAGAACAAGCCAATTCCAAAGCTTCTCTTTCTGATAATCCACCTGTGCAAAACTTGTGGTGATGATAATCGAAAACAATAGGAATACCGATACGTTTATATACTCCATCATATAACTCCTTTACTGAATACATTGATGCTTTGTCATCATTCTCAACTGTCAATCTACTCTGAACTGATTCTGGTAACCTTTCAAAGTTCTTACAGAATCTTTCCATTGATTTTGGTTTGTCTCCATATGCACCACCAATGTGAATATTAATTTTGTTGTAGGGTGTGCGACTTAAATTCATCATATCAAAAGTATCTCCATGATCAGTTAAATCACCAACACAATTTTCTACAACGTGTTCGTGTGGGGATGTCAATACATTGAAAGGACCAGGATGAGATGTAATCCTAACATTATGAGTATCGCATTTAATACCCGCAGAACGTAGGTAAGTTCTGATTGTAGATATATCTTTTAAGTCGTCCCATTCGTATTCCGATTTCCAAGGTGCAAGACCTGATGTGATACGGAAAAAATTGTAACCGTTAAGTATATTCCAATCAATGATTCTGTCCAAATCCATAGCATTAGCTAATGCAAGTTCACTAGCATAATCTAAACCTTTAGACTCAAAAGTTCTTTTAATCATACTACGACCTGTGGTGATTGGTTTTACACCTTTCTCTTTACCACCATACTTTTGTGGGTATGACAATTGCATATTAATACAGGCATAACCTATGTTCATATTAAATTACTCCATTTCTCTAGTTTCTTTCTTTTCTCTATTACTCTCTCATCTATTTCCTGATAAGAGACCAAATCATATTGTTGTAACAATTCAATCATACACATGACATCACCAACCTCTTCAATCAGCTTTTTATTCATATGATAATCATCGCATCGTATGGCTTTACTACAAGCCTGAATTAATTCACCACACTCTTCCATAGTGATTGTTAATAATTCTTGTAATTGGTTATCCATTGAATAACTCCATTTGTTTAGGGTTTGGTTTGTTCCAATATTTGAACCAGTTACCATCCTCATCAATCCAATCATCCCAACTGTATTCTGCCATCTGTATTTGTATGGCCTTCAACATATCAGGTGTTAGGTGGTCTGCTGATTCTAAGGTTATTGGTAATTTATGATGTCTTATTTTTTTCATTTTTCTTATCTAAGTTTCTTGGGTTTCCATTTGAGAATAAACTCAATACTGTTGGTGGTAAAAACTTATCAGCATAATTTCTGATAACTATAAACTCATAAAACAATATTGCAGGCACCATAATTATTATTGCTATGATTATTGCTAATACTTCGTTACTCATTTACCAGTACTCCCAAATCCACCTTCACCTCTTTCTGATTTTGATAATCTATCGACTATCTTTGTAGTGAATGGTATTAGCAAAGGATGGATTACTTGAAACAATCTTTCACCAGGTTTAATCATATAGTCTTCATCAGAATTATTATCAACAGGTACCATATACTCACCACGATACCCACTATCCATTACGCCGATTGAGTTAGCCATTCTAAGTGGTGTTTTGTAAATACTACTTCTTGGTGTGACATAGTAACTAATCGGTACATATTCATCTGTCATTTCTCCAGCAATACCTAATGGTATCAACGCGGTTTCATGTGCACAGACTAAATGTTGATCTGGAAAGTACAAATCAAAACCGGCATCACCTTTATACCCATCAGGTTTTCTTTTCCGTACATGTGACCAGCCTTTACTTGTGTCATAGTATCTTCTTACTGACTCTTCTAATATTTTTATATTTAGATTTACCATTCTTCTCTTCTCCCAAAGTTATTTTTTTCAATTCTCATTTTTAAATGTCTACTATATAAGTATAGTTGTAAAGCCTGATATACAAAATTAATTATATCTTCAACAAGCCATTTTATCTTTAGTAAATAATACATCAGCTTCGTGGCATGTTGTGCTTAACACTTTTCAACATATCCATATAATACATTTCTTTTGCAACCTCTAGTATTCTGTCAAACTCTTCACCAGTCAAGTTTTCTTTCATACCACTAAAAGATTGTATATTATAATGTTCCATTATCAAATCAACTATTGTAGAATCCACATCGTGTTTTAATTTTTTCTTCATAATCAATCTGGTAATGTTAATCCAAAACCATTCAAAAGGTCTTCTAAATCATCATCCGAATCTTCAAACTTACTAAGCATATCATCATATGATGGCATGGTTTCTAATTGTTCGATAAAACGTGATAAACCATCAACATCGTCATTTCTACTTTTCAGTATATAGAGACATTTCATAATCTTATTTAGTTGGTCGCCAAATAATATGTAAGCTTCTTTTTGAGGAAACTCTTTCACTACCAGTTCCTCAAATCATCTCTATACAACCAAAATGTTAATAATAATATTGCTACTGTTATTCCTAATCCTAATGTCATTTTTTACTCCTATGTTGTTTATTCATTTCTAATCCATTAAAAATATTGTTTGTGAATCTATCAATGTATTTTCGATACTCCAATATAATTTCATAAATCTATCTTGCATCATCTTTGTAGGTGTTAGTGTATTGTAAAAATATCCTAGACTATCTACAGTAGAATATTCATCTGTAATCCATCTCAGAGTATCTACATTTACATCCATCGTATCTCTGTTACCAAAGTTATCATACCGTATTGCTTTGTTTCTTCTGTTTGGTAGTAATCTATAATGACCACTTGAATCATCCTCATCCCAATACATGTTACTCCACCAATGAACCACTAACCTATCAACAGGCGTATCCATCGATTCTAAGTGCCCCCACATCGGTGCTGGTGTAATCCATATATTATCTTGTATCTCAATCCTATCTATTCTTAACACCGTCACAATTACATTAGCCTTATCAGGTTTTTCTATTCTATCATCACAACAAAATAGTACCAATAACCAACTTAATTTTTTCAAGGTGCTATCCTATATCCGTAATGTTGCTCTACCCAAGTTCTCTCTATATAATTTGCATAGGAATCAACTCTATATGTAAATTCTGGTGTTTGGTCGGGATGCCAATCTACCCAAACCACCTTACGCTCTTTATCTTTTATACAATATAAGATGCTCTTTTTTAATTTAGGTTCTTTCCTAAATATATGTATATTTTTTGTAATCTTATCTTTTATTTCAAAAGTTTCAGGTTCTAACGATTTCTCATTACAACCAATTAAAAATAAAAATAATAATATAACCTTTGTTTTCATTAATCTACCTCAAATTGATATAATTCTTCAAATGTATCTGTTTTCAACATTCTTATCGCATCCCAAGTAAACTTTGTACAAACCCTTGCACATACCTGACATCCAGTACACTCATTAAACCTAACCTGTACAGGAGGAATAACCGGCCATTCATACTTATCACTAGCTACTGGCTCAATACAATCCACAGGACAGAAAGGAACGCATGCTTGACATCCCGTACAATTATCCTCATCAACAACTGCCACCATCGGTGGTCTTTTTCTTTTTTCTCTAGCATACTCAGGTAATTCTGGTATACCTTTAAAGTAATTATATGCCACATTCTATCTCCATATTCCATTATCCCACGGCTGTCGTGGTTGATAATTTTTTCTTTTTAACTCTTTAGCAAACTTCTTTGATTGCCTGTCTAATCTCCATTCCATAAATTTACTCCACCAAGAAGTAAACTGTAATCTCATCCACCAACCCATTACCACTTCCATCCATTTCTAATTTGCATTGTTAATATAAGTATTATGACTCCGATAAATAAATAAATCATATTTGCATCCTTTGTAATTCTTTTGGAACATTTTCTTTCATATAGTGTTGTATTACAAATGCCTCGACTATATGTGTAAAAAACCAAAAGAATGTGAGTAATGGTATAAAGATAGCCATAACCAATCCTAAGAACCCAACACCCAACCAAGTCAAAAATAACATGGCAACGGTTTTGGTGAGAAAACTAATACCAGTAAATCCTAATGACATCATGTTACCTCGTTGTGTAACCACATACAATCCAACTAATAGATGCATTAGGTTTAAAATTATTGGAGCAAATACCCCTAATAAGATATACTCAATCATATTCCCAACCCCAAAAGTTAGAAGCACCTGTGTAAGGTATTCTGATTAAATGATACATCTGTCCATCAATTTGAAATAAACCAGCAGATTTCTCAGGATTCGATATCTCGAATGCTACTCTTTTGTAAATAATCTCTAATGTTTCTTCACGTTGTGGTTCTGGTAGATTCATAATACTTTGAGGATATATTAATTCAATACCCATTTCCAATCTACAATCAGGTACAGGATCTAATGGTACAATCTGATATGGAACTAATTCAGGTGGCATAGGTTTCAGTTCAAAGTCTGAAACTTTATCATAACTAAATGTCTGTCCTCTAAGTTGAGTCCCAAATATAAAAGCAAGTATTGCAATTATAATGTGTATTTTAGATAAATTTTTCATTTCAATTCTCCTCAAAGATTACTAATTTGTATTAAGATTATAGCTAATGCTAATAAAAGACTAATCATAGTTTTTAGTGTTGGTATTTCACCTATTAGACTCCAAGCCAACAAACCAAATATTATTGTACTAATACCAAATCCCGCTAACCTCATATTCCAAAAAGCACCAAAGTGTTCGTAAGACCATTTTGTACTCCAAAAGAATAGTGGTGCTATAACAATGCTTGTTAAGTATAACCACCATATAGATTTCAGAAACGGTTTATCAGGCCAAACAACCCAACCTTGCAACTGAAAGAAAGCGGTTACGCCACCGATAATCTGTGCCACAATAGCCCAATACAATTTATTAGTTAGAAGTTTTTCCAATCTGACTCCTCTACTGTTTTCAGTATTCCTTCGATGACTTCTTTTGCAATATTAGGATTGAATGATATACCTTTTTTTGTCGGTTTCATTTCTCCGTTATCATCATACCAAATTCGCAAATCAATGAACTTGTGACCTTCGTATTCCGACTCAGAGATTCTGATTGTCTCTCTTCGGTTCTTTTGAATTTCAATCATTCAACTACCTTAAAGTAATGTTCGGTACAACTAATATGTTTACCATTTATATCCTGTATACCTAGCCTAACCGTATACATATGAGTATCTTCATTAGGTACGGAAACTATAGTCCCTTTTCCAAGTGAAGATGCCTTAAATTCAACAACATCATTTATTTTTATTTTGTCTTTCATTTTACATCCTTATAAGTAATTATTTCTACCATATTCCCATAGCCATCATGTTCGTACTTAGAACGGCTACCATCCCTATGTACATCTCCACCTTCTAATTCATCATCTATAATTGCAATATGTGGCGGGTGTTCTGCGGGTAATACTAAAGCTAGTTTTGTGTTTTCGAATTTCAGTAATGCCCAAGATTGGTCTTCATATTCTACTTCACAATTAAAATTCTTTTTATAAAAAGCTACACCCCTAGCTATGTGTGTAACTTGTATAGCAACGTGGTCTATATTATCTAACTGCATAATGTCTCCTAAAAGATTCTGATAGTTCTGTTATGTGTCTGCACTTCTTTCTATAAATATAACCTTTACATTGACAACTGTATTTTTTATTATACTTATCCCATTCCACAATGTACCGTTTGCCATTAGAACCTTCAACAGTCCATTGGTTATCTTCTATGATAACACCATCAAACTTTTCTATAATTGCTTCTAATAGGTTCATTGATTATCTTTTCTCCTATGTTCGTATTTAACCAACTCTACGAATAACCAAGATGCAATTACAATCATAGATACTGGTATCCAATTGAAAACTATTAGTGTCGCTATATCATTCCACATTGTTATAATCCTTTAGCTAATGTTGGTGATGTATTCATAACCTCATCAAGCGTGACATCCTCACCATCAAACCTGTTCATTGGGTCTAAACTTTTTTCGGTTAAAATACGTTTTTCGATTTCATCTTTTAGATGGTACAAGTCACACCTTGCACCATCTATATAACCCTTACCTTCTGAGTTAGCATCATACTCAGGTAGGTTGTAGTAAGCGTCATCTAACTGAACTTCTATATCTACGAGTCTATCTAATATTTCTTTAAGCAATTCCAATCTCCGGTATATCTCTATCTAAATCAATTTCAGTTCCAACAGTTACGTCATCCAAAGTACCACACATCCTATTCTCCATATCAAGTTCTAACCTCGCCATCAATAGGGCTCTACCTTCGTGGCTCATCCAATTAGTCCTATGGAACTTTCCATTAACCCACATATCAACCACTTTGATTTCGTCTGAGACAGAACTAAAGCAATACTCCACTTTAACATTGTCTTCATTTACGGTGTACTCATATACATATGTCATTTAACATACTCCTTTGTTTTAGTTATTATATTTAGCAATTAAATAATCAAAAAATACATCTACAACTGTACCATTAACTACTTCACCGATACAACTAACTGATGTTCCAGCCTTATCATATCCATTGATGTAATGTAATGTCTTATCAGGTTGATGATCTTCAAATGGTAATTCGGTTTCATCACCAATTGTCCAATCGATAGAACCAACTATGTCCCATCCTTTAATGTTTACTGTTTCATGAACTAATTTGTGTATCATATTTTTCCTTTTCATTACGTTTAAAGCTACAAAAGAATTGCAATATAAGTCAAGTCTTTTTTTAATATTTTTTTAGTCAAGATACCACTCGTCATCTGTTTCATCAAACTCTAGTACATCAGATGACTCATAATCACCTGAGTAACCATCCTTCCTCTCATTGAGAAGGTAATCAACATAGTCGCTGTTATCAGCGATTAGTTCGTTACTGACTTCGATTTCATCAGCCATCATATCTAAGATGGCTTCATCTTTTGGATTTATCATACTTTACTCCTTACAAGTAATTAGGTCCAGTCCATCTGAACCAATTTGTGTTATTGTCAAAAATACTTCCTCTAGCCCATTTAGCCGGAGCTGCCCAACCAGCGGCTTTGAAGACATCACCTTTCTTATGTGGTATTCCTTTGTGAACTCCATCTTCTTTAGCGATGAAACCCCAAACAGAAGAACCGGTGATAACTTTTACATACTTCTTACCACTCCTAATTTTGATACCATCTTTGAATTCACCAATCATCCTAGTCTTAATATCAACCATATTCTGCTCATCAGTTTTTAATGGTGAAGACCATCTGGTATAGTCATCTCCAATCCCTATAAGTAAATTATCTACAGCCTGATTAAATTCCATGAGCCAACTCCGCTTTCATTTCCAAGTGTTCAGCTTCTTCATCTGTCATCTCAGGTTCCCTACCGATGATAGCATCTATCTCTGCGAAGAACTCATCCATATCATTTTGTATTTCTTCAAAAATTGTTTTCATTATTTTTTCCCTTTATTTAACGGCTAAAGCTACAAAAACTTTTGCTAAAAGTCAAGTACTTTTTTAAAGTATTTCAAAAGTTTCATCAACGATGTCATCTATGAGACCATCTTCAATATATCCTACGGCACAATACCCTCTACCAGTAATATCCATTCCGTAAACCCTAGCCATCTCGTAGTCATTATCCATATCAACTGGCTCTCCAATTCTAGTCCACTTGATTTCTCCACAAACTGTTATTCCATTGATTTGATATGTTTCCATTATTTATTTCCTTTATTTAACGGCTAAAGCTACAAAAACTTTTGCTAAAAGTCAAGCTCTTTTTTGAATTTTTTTATTAAATTGTTTAAAAAGTTTATTACAATATACCATTTGCCCCTTAGTCAACTTACCGGTTCTTGATACCCACCTCTTCATACTATCTATAACTTCCTGCTTTTCCATCCTATATAACTTGTGGTAATCACACTGCTCTAATTTTTTGGACAACATATCCATCTTATCCATAATTTGTAATCTCTTTGTTCTAATATCAGGCTGATTTAACCTATGATAGTTATCAATAATCTTTTGAATACTGCTTTGCATCTTATCTGTAATCCTTCTATCAGATACTAATGCTACATGCATATCAGCTACAAAGGTATGAAAGCTACCTAACGATTTACAGTAGGGCTCATCCATAAGTACAGTTCTAAGAGCCCTAATCTCTTTTTTAAATCTTTCTTTATTACGCATTAACTATATAAGGTTTATCCCACTTACCAAGGTTAACAGAGATATACCAACCGACATCAAAGTAATCTGTCATTATATCAGAGTTATCGTGGTTTCCATTATTCATCGCTGGAATAACTTCTGATAAGAAAGCAAGTGCTTCAGGATTATCTTTGAAGTGGTCTTGATACCAATACTCATTTATATTTCTAATAGTCCTACCATCCTGACCAACATACTTAAAGTCGATAGGACCAGATTGAAGAGTCAACCTTAAAGTAGAGTAATTATCAACAGAAAGAGTTCCCTTCATATTATGCTTTTTCAAAGCCTGTTTAATTTTTGGAGCTAACTCTTTTTTCTTTTCTTGATTCATATAAGCCATTATTTTTTCCTTTTACTTTGTTGTTTCTAAATATTCTTCGATGACTTCCCTATCTTTTAAATCAGCCAAGTCATACAACTCAAAACCATCCTCATTGAAACCACCTGGAACACCAGGCTCATCATAGAGAATGTGACATGCTACTCCTTCATAAAAGTCAATAGTACCATCGGCATTTATCGGATGAGTCATGCCGGTTTTCATATTTAATGCAGTTCCGATACTTTCTAATTTGATTATGTTTTTCATATTTTCCTCATTTATCATGCCTTAAGCTAATACAAAAATGCAATACGAGTCAAGTCTTTTTTTAATTTTTTTTACGCAATTGTTTGTTCCATTTCGCCCCACATTAGAAGACTACAATAGAGTATCTCATCACCTATAGTCCAATCCCTACCGAGGACTCCACAACCTACAAGTTCAGGAAAATTATCTTCCCAATAAATCTCACCAGTATCATGGTTGTATATCTGTTTAATGTGAAGTTCTTCATCAACCATATCCCAAACTACTGCAAAATCATCACACTCACTTCTATCGTAGTCGTTACAGAACTCTAACATTAGGTTATCAAATGTAACTTCTCTGAATGGTGGTTCTAATTCTTCAACACCAATCATATGATTTTTATTATAAATTGTTTCGTTCATTTTAACCCCACACTAAAAGTTGATTATCAATCCACTTGTGTTCCCACAAGTGAGTATTTACAGCATCGTGAAAACAGACGAGAAACCGTCCATTACAATGGTCTACAACAGAACCCATAACTCCATTAAAGAAGACAGTTTTGTCAAGCCACTCACCTCTTTCGATTTGATTTGTTTTCATTATTTTTTCCCTTTTTATCATGCCTTAAGCTATATATAAAACGCCATACGAGTCAAGTCTTTTTTTAAAAAAAGTTAAAATAATTTTGGGCAAAAAAATAGGATGGGCCGAAACCCATCCTATCTTTGAGAGTTATGAAACCCTCACACAATCGAAGTACCGACTCCAAGAGTTTTGGATTCGAACACTATTCGTCTGAACCGGTTTGAAAGAGTTAGAAGTCGCTTTCAAGACATATGTCTCGTAGTGATTTCCTTTCGTCATCTGATAGTAGTTTTTGAATCTCTTAACCAAGACCAAATCATTCTTTCGAATCTCACCAATCTTATGTTTCTTCTCACCGTACTGGTAAGAATCTCCTAGCTTGATGTTTGGTAGCTTCCAAGTGTTGAGTGTTATTGAATAGTTCATTTGAACTCCTTTTATTAAGTGTTAAAAAAACAGCCTTTTAGTGGCCCCCTAAGTTAACGCTTAAGCCGCATTCAAGTCAAGTCTTTTGGGAAACTTTTTTTATTTTTTTTTGATTAGTACCTTATATGGTCCACCTTCGGTGTCGGTTCGACAATTGTCATCGCTATAAACGTGTATTGTCTTGTATTTAGTTGGGAGTAGCCATTGGCGAAATTTGAGGTAGATATGTAATAAAAAATTTATCATTAGTCAACAAAACTTGGTTTATCTTGGATAATGTATTCAATAGGGTCATGGTGGCCTTTACTATCTAATATATCTCTAATATGGTCTTCACTATCTCCCCAAAGCCAAAACGTTATCCACCTACCACCATTCTGTTTATCAATAGATAAATCTTTTGCCTTAATCCTAAACCACATCGGTTAATCCATACTAATCATAAGATATATACATAGTGTTATACAGAATAATATACAACCAAATAAAAAATATATCATCTCAACTTATCCTCTAACTTAGCTATCTCCATTCTGAGTGAGTCTTGCATCTCCCATCTCAACTCCTTAAACTTACGTTCTATACGAAGAGAGTCTATCTGCCAACGAGCCTTCTCAGCCTTCTGAATAACTATCTGCTCCTTTACTAACTGTTGGCTGTCAGAGGAGAGCTTATAGTAACCTCCTGAAAGTGCCACAATAAACCCAACTACACCCGATAAGTTTTTCCAATCTATTTTCATAAGTACCCTATACCCTACGCTAATTATTTTTTATCATTATGATACGAAAGTTTTATCAATTACTATAGGGAAAAAAATTTTGCCTCTATATACGCTTCAGCATGAGCGTGTGACAATATGTCACCTGCTCGCGATTAACGACTTAATGCTACGGCATGGCCCCCAGCTCTGTCACTCTGTCATGCCTCCCCCACCACCATACCTAGCTGTAGGAAGTGCTCCCTATCCAGTATTAGACTAACCATCGATACCGCTATGTACTCGGGGTCTTCCTTCATGAACTCTATGACCTCCCCGCTCTGATAGAGCATGATGAGGTCTGTCTCCATCTGGTTAATAAGTGTCTGTAATCGTTTAAAGTCTTTCATATATATAAATATCATCCTTGCGTAGCAAAATATATTTTAGCTAACCGAGTTAATAAAAAAAGTGGCTGAGAGGGAATAAGGAGGAAACCTCTCAGCCACACCTAACCAATAACAAAGTAAATCTTTGGGGCTCCAGATGTCAGACAAAGTGACAGACGGTGGCTCTTAACCCTAGCCCCACTCAGAGAACACCGCGAAGAGATTAAGTCTTAGCCAAGTCATGTTCTCTTTAAATCTTTTCTCACTAATTCATTGTTATTTCCTTAATCATTACCCCTTAAGCTACGAAGAATTTTGCTAAAAGTCAAGGGTTTTTTTCAATTATTTTAAAATAAGAAATTTAGTATATCGTTGGCCGTTCTATTCTCCTCGACTATCTCATTAAGATTATCGAACAGATTTAACTGATTCTTATGAGTACCGTAATCAGTTCTCTCGACTATATCTCCGAATGGGTTTTCTACTAAATTCTTATACATCATATATTCCTTAATTATTACCCTTTAAGCTACGAAGAAATAAGCTAAAAGTCAAGGGGTTTTTTAACTTTTTTTCAATTAATTAGCCGCGTGCAGTCGATAAGCCGCATAAAAATATAAGAAAAGACTTGACTCATATGGCAAAAATGCGTTAAGCTTAGGGGTATTGAGATTAGGATTCGCTACTCAGTTGGGTCGGTGGAGAAGGCTTTGTTGATTGCTTCGGTAAAAGTCTTCACATTTGAGGGTACAGAGGGCTCATTTCGGTTCAATTTCAGTAGATAATAACAGTTATAACACAATAAGCGGAGGTTGCTAAATTCTTTATTGGTAGAATCATCATCCAGATAGTCTAATTGGAGTGGCTTGGTCATATCAGCCGGCCTATATTCATCATATCCACAGTTGCTACAACACTCCTCCAGATAACCTTCCCGAACCAACCGATACTGTAACTTAGCTGTAGAGTAATCGGGGTTCTTACCGGAGAGTATATCGGCTATTTCTACCGGCTTAAAGCCACGTGGAAGACCACTTTTAGCTCTAGGCCCATCCATATTAGGTTTCCACAGCTCATACATCTTAGCATACTTTTTAAAAGTATTATAGGCTACTCCTAATAACACAGCCGCCTGTCTCATAGAAGTAGTCTCATTAATGGCCCAAACCATCCTATCCTTGCTTAAATTCTTTGGCATTTCGTCACCTCCTGACAATATGACACACACAGTTTATTAAAATGCTTGGCTAAAAAAATATGTCATACTGACATACACGTAGTATATAATAACCAATATCTTCTAATAATAAATAGGTGATAGTGTCAAAAAGTGGGTAAGAATGGGTTAAGGTGTGTCAAAGGGGATTTGGGTTTAGGAATCTCTCCACCATGCATAAAATATGGGCAATACAATAAAAATTAATACTAAATAAAATCCTATATAATCGATAGCCCTTCTCCCCTGAAGTACTATAACAATGGTATATATAAATAGTATGGAGTGGTGATAATTGGGGGGAGCTCGGTTTATGTCTCCCCCCAATAGGGTTAACCTACTTACAGAATCTTATAGCATATGAAATTATTTATGGATAGGGACCGTTTATATCTATCCCTATGGTATACAGGCTGTCTATCAGTTCTCCAATATAATCAGGATTATTACACCAGCTAGGAGTAAACAAACCAGTACCGTACTTACTCAAACAATTTGCTCTTAATTCCTGAAACATTGTTCTATATACCTCATCACCCTTATCTATCAGGCTTTCTAAAACCTCTACACCACTTCTATGGCAGTCACATATGCTTTGACTACTATAGAATATATCAATCTCCTCAGCCTCACCAACTCTAGTGTCTTGACAACCGAAGAGCAGTAAGACTGAGAAGACCAACCACCTCATTTGAATTCTATTGGTAACCTATACCTCACCTCTACCGGTACACCATTCTGCATACCTGGTTTAAATTCCATTCTTCTTACGGCTTCTTCCAATAGGGGGATTATCTTCAAATCAAATGTATCTATAACGTTAACCTCACCTACCTCACCCCGTCTATCTATTACAAATTCTACTATGGCTAAACCGATTTGGGATGGACTTACATCATCCGGTTTAATCTCAATGGGTTTGATGACCTCGGGTTCTTTGGTGATGAATAATAACGAACTAAGCAGTATATTCAATAACATTCTATTTCTCACAACTAACGGGTTTCGGATTAACAAAGGGCTCATTCCCTTTTAGATAAATAGTGGGCTCATTTCAAAATATTAGGATAAATTGTGTTAGAATTTGATTAGATTAGATATTTTTTTCAATCACCTAAATCTCTTAGGTATCTTCCGATTAATCGATTAAAAATTTTAAGAAAAGGGTATGATTTTTTTGGAAAAGTTAATGAGGATGGGGGAGGCTGATATAACCCTATTCTGTGAAATCTTCGTTAGAAGATTTTACCATGTGTCAACAATGTCAAGCGATACACGTATTCACACGTCTTCAATTCATCATATCCCACAATTGTTTGAGGAACAATCCGACAAACCCCGTACCGACTATCCCTCTCCACTTCTGTGAGTTCTCTCTGAATTGACTATTTAATTTGGTTTCAGCCCATAATCCCTGATTTGGATTGAATAGGTTTTCTTTTATAAAACTTAGAGATTCATCTGTCTTTGAATGTGCCTTACTCATCTCATTCTTTAGTTCAGTAATGTCTTTTTTGAGTTCGTCTATCTTTAGGTGTACTATCTCAAACTCTTTTCTATCATTTGCATTCACTTGGAATCTCCATTATATTTACATATAAATATATTATATATTATTTTTTATATCCCTTACGTCTACTTCTTGGTTTGGGTTTAGGTGAATTGTTTAATTTAATTAGCTCATCCTTCAGTACATTTCTAGTCCCTCTAAGAGTTTTTATTTCATCCTCTAAAGTACCTATCTTTCTCGTATAGTATATAGTAGACCAAACTAAACCAGCTGTAGAACCAACTAATATACCTATCCATAACCATCCTAATGTTGTAATTATCATTTATTCTTCCTCATCTAAAAGTTCTGATTCTTGATGTATTACTACGACACTACCACTATCTTCTGAAGGGTTTTCCTCATAGTCTATTTTCATTTGAATAGCTTCAGCCTCTATCTCTGTAGCTAATATTTCTAATTCTTTTTCTTGTGATGGGGATAGGTATCTTCTCCTACCCTTTTGTTTTCCCGCCATTACTTTCTCCACTTTTGGTAATTGGTGCTTCTATGTCTAAATAAGTCTCTTCATCCTTCCACCATTCGTATTTCATCTTACCCATCTGTCTATCATATAGGTTGTTCTTAAATACTCTATCGTACTCTGTTTTACTCATCACTTTCCATAGCTTATCAAAGGATTCGACATCCATTTGTTTTCTTTTTCTGAAGTAAGTTTTTGCACCTGATACACCTACTCCACTAGCTATTTCACAGGTATCGACTATCTCATCAAATCTATTAACTAATACCCATTTCATCTTTCATACTCAGCTATTAGTTCACGTTCCCTATCATATTGTCCTTGGTGATCACTTAAATCTAAGAACCAGCCTTTTTTACCATCTATACCAACTCTGATATGTGCAACTATTAGTCTAGCCAAATCTTGATTAGGTAGTTTCTTCCTACCACTATTATATTTATCCAAAACCTCTTTAATAAGTTTTTCCATAGTAAACTCCTTAATCTAAAATAATTTCAAAAAAACCTCGTGTTTCTTCCAATCTCCAATTATCCCAAAATCCGTAAGATATGTTTATAGTATCTCCAATCATAGTTTGAACTGGTGCAATCATAGTATTTACTTCTCCATCATCATTTGAATAGGAACTACCATTTACTATTGGTACTTCGAATCCGTTAAACCAAGTCAAGTATGTTGTATCATATCCAACGTAAACCATGTCATCAGATAAACCATTGTTAGCGATAACATATCCTAAAGTATCACCTATTATCCAATGATGAGCTGAGTACCATCCAAACTCTATAACCCTACATGGTAGACTATCTCTAGTTACTCTACCACTAAATCTGTATAGAGTTTGCCAGTTTGTCGTATCTATTTGTAATCTGTAGTAACCATTAGAGTCCATTTCCAAATCTGTTAACACTTCAAACTGCAATCTTGAAAGAGTGTCTTCCACAACATCGTCTTCGATCGTATCATTATGAGTTATCTCATAAGCAACCTCTTCTCCATTATAAGTATATTCGTCGTGAGAATATGGTTCTAACTTTGATTCACAAGCATTAAATACGTTTAGGATTATTACTGTACTTATTATCTTTTTTACGATAATCAAACTTTTTTTTGGATACATCTTCACTCCAATTCTTTTTTTGTTTTTTTGGTTTTTTCTTGGGTGTTATACTGTCTTGATACGCCTGTTCTTCTAGGTCTTCATAATAGTCATATTTAGCCATTTAATAACTCCTTAAGCTACACATAATATTTGATAAAGTCAAGTGATTATTTTCCATTTTTGTAAACTATCTAGGAATTCTGTTACCGAATAATCCCTTCCCTTCTCGTCCTTAATCTTAATTCTGGCTAATAACTCTGGTTCTGTTTGTACGATTTTATTTAACGCAATATAACCTAATCCTGTGTAAAAAGTACCGAAAGACTCCTCACCTAATGTGTTTTCATCCCATAAGTCTTCAGACTTTTCGTTGAATAATATGTAATACATCATAATAATATATATATATTTATTTGACTAAAATTAAATCTTTTTCGTATGTATCTAAAGAATTTATAAAAAATTTGAATATATCATACTGCATGACTCCTACCTGTCCACTATTCTGAATTATAGCTGATAGGTTTACAATAGTTTGAAAATTTTCTGGTGTAAGTTTATCTGCATCAAATTCGACACAAATATCATGTAGCTCTGATATCTTACTATTACCATACAATTTTATTCTTTCGTCTAATTCGAATGATGTGTTTGGCTGTTCTTCTCGTTTGTACTCAGCCATACCATCCGAATCACTCAAATCTAAATATACAACATTACACCAAGGTTCTAATTCATAGAGTATCTTTTTACTACAACGATACGCAACAAATGCTATATCATATTTTGGTGGTATAACAGGATGTAATAGGTGGTCATGTTGTACCATATGGCCCCATTTACGAATAAAGTTACGAGTACTTCTTAGATTTTGAGCTAACCACTCTGATGATTCCCTGCCTTTCATAAAGACCTGTCCAGCTGGATTTCTCATAGCACCATCTTTGAATCTACTACCTCTACAAGTCATATGATATACAAACCCTTTCCAAGTCTGAATTAACTCATACCCGTTCAATTTGAATCGATTAAATATATCGGAATCTTCTTTTGATTGTGGTGCATATAATGGGTCGTGACCACCTATTGATTGGAAGTCCTCTTTATATATAGCCCAAGGTGCAAATATACCATTGGTGGGTTTTTTACTATAATCCACTCCCTCGTCTAAAAATCTCATCAAACCAAACTCATCAAATTCTTCAGGTTCTATACCAAAGTCTTTGAGTATCTTTTCTGGCCCATCAGGATGTAGTGGTGGTTCTATACGAGTTGCACTTACCACCTTACCTGGTTCCAAATGTTTGAGAACCTCTTCATCTAATTTTGGACAGGCATACATATCGGCATGATATATCATAACGATATCATTAGTTGCATAATTATTTATTAACGTATCATATAGTATTGTGTGTCCTAGTCTGGTTGGCCCATCGTTTCTATGTATCTTTACGTTCTTATCCTTTTCTGCAATCTCTTGCATCCACTCCCAAGTTCCATCATCAGAGAAATCATCTGCCCAACATATCTCATGTCGGTATCCTAAATTCTTTCTGATAGAGTCATAACTCCACTTTAGATACTTTAAGTTATTTCTACTAGGTTGTATAAAACTGATAACCTTATCCATGTTTTCTCTCCATTTATTTTCTAATTCTTTAAAATATTCGACTGGTTTTACCACAGCTTTGTGTTTATCTATTCTGTATAGCTCATCTATATGATATACACTCTCTAAATCTATAAGACTTAGTTTTCCAGTATTTCTCATTACGACTATGTTTTGTGGCACTAAATCATAATAGAATAGTTTAGTATTATCTACCAACTTTAATAGTTTTTCTTGTAATATGTGAATAGAATTAGGTGTAGTTAATGTCTCTCCACCTTCACAAATATAACCGACTATATCATCACCATCTACTATTAGTGACAGAAGAGCAGGAGCCACCTCTTCGAAGTAACCAGCTTTAACAGCTCTTATAAAATTTTCTCTACGACAATATTCTTTATCAAATATTTTGTAGTACAGATTTCTCTTTCTATCATAGAGTACCTTTCGAGATTGATTAACACCATATGCAATTCTACCCCATTTATCTAAAACAATTTCACACTTTAGTAACTCATTTTCTATATTTTTTAAATCTATTCTATTCATATGCGTACGGATATATTTTTCTATCAAATGACATCTGATCTGTATAATGTATACCAACAGTTTTAAATTCTTCTTCGGTTGGAAATTCTTTATCTCCTTTAACCAAAGCAGCAAAAATCCACGTACCTGCATCATGATATTCCTCCGATATGTTCAAAATATCGTAACCACAAATGTCTGCCAATTTTTCAAAATTATCAGTATCAAAATAATACCTACAATGTTGAGGCCAGGTACCAACCTTTGGTAAAAAGTGTATGTTTATACCACCAACTTTAGTCATATAATCAACATTAAAAAAAGCCATATACTGATTGTCTACATGTTCTATAGTGCCTATATCTAAAACTATATCAAAATCATTCTTCAGATAGGTAGGTAGTTTCTTTCTTAAATCAAAATAATGTGCACCATCTAATTTATTCATATCTATTGACAGATATTCATAACCGATTCCTTCCCAAAGATGTTTAGAAACTATACCTTTATTATGTTGTTCACCACCTATAGGTATATCACGTGCAAGTTCGAAGTCTTGAGAATATAACCAATTTACAACTTCCTTTCCTTTTATATAACTGTTACCAAGCTCACACATTACGGTTTTATCCGAATGTTCTGATAGTAAAGGAACTATTTTTGTGAGTTCTCTCATTGAATATCCCATTAAACATCCTCCCAATAGGTATCTGTATCATTTTTGTCTAACAATTCATTAGTCCAAAATAATGTTATTATTTCTTTGTTATCTGATGGTGTGATATTGTGGGTGTAAAATAACGGCATATCTATATATTGTGTTTTACTACCTGAAACTTTGTAAGTGATTACTTCATCTGTTCCAATCTTCCTTAGATTAATATCAGCGTTACCCTTTAAGACACAAAATCTTTCTAATTTTCTCATATGAAAATGTTGTCCTCTGATGTAACCTGGTTTGGTGGTTGAAAAGAATGATTGCCCACCCGTATCAGTTTTAATAGTTTCAGATAAGTATCCTCTATCATCTGAATTACTATTCATAGTGATTAGTCTGTTGGTTAGGTGTGACCTAAATGTGTTGAATAAATCTAATTCGAATGTATTATATGGTTTGTGTACATCTGGTATTATATTATTATCGACATATCTCTTTTTGAACATAGCTAGTTTAGTGTAAACATACTGAACACTATATCTAACATCTGATTGTATAGTGTAACTTTCCTCATATCCTGCACAACCTCTCTCCAATATTATTTCCATAATTTGTCTACACAGATTTTGAACGTACACTAAATCAACCTCATTAGAGTTAGCCTGTATCTCCTCATCATTTATTAGTTTGTGGCAAAAGGTTGCAATGAAAGAGTTGTAATTTGGTTTACAGAATGGGCCAAAAACATTAGGTATTCTCAATGACGAAAATGAACCACCAGTAGATTTTGCCCAACTCTTAAACATCTTTTTATTTTGTTTTCTATATCTTCCAAATACTGAATCATCATCTTCATGTATTGAAGAGGCATATAATATTCGTTGATTACCATTCATTGTGGATGCTAATGTACTTGCAGATGATATGTTATTATGGTATATCTCATCCTCATCCCCCCTATTCTTTTCTGCTAAATGAACCACTACATCACACTTGCCGACTTCTTTTAAATCTCTACTTAATTTGATTACTTCTAAATCATCGATTGGTTTAGTTAAATATTTTAGATGAACCCATAAGTGATATCCTATGAAACCATTAGAGCCTGTAATACCTACTTTCATAATACTCCTTTATTAACTAAAAACATAAATGCTTCATCACTATCTATAAGGTGATACTGAGAATTCAAAGGTTTGTGATTGTAATCCTCATTGATTCTTCTGTAACCTATTGATAAATACTTATCTGATTCTGTATCCTCTACTCTCTGCATCTCTATAGAACTTATCATCTCCTCGTGGAGCTTTTCACCATCTCTAATTGGTATCTTATGGAATTTCATTCCGGATTCACTCATTGATGTTGCAATAGCACTAGCAAAATCCACAATTTTCATAGATGGTAATTTAGGAACAATTATCTTTCCGTGTGAATCTGGTGATTGATACGACCATTCAATCAAATCAATTGCTTCATTCAGAGTTATCAAAAACCTCGTCATATCATAGTTTGTAATTGGTAAACTCTGAACACCTCTCTCAATCATATCTTTGAAAACAGGTATTAGTGAACCGGTTGAATCCAAAACATTACCATAACGACAAAGTGCAACCTTAATATCTGATTGTTGTTTTGCAAAGTTCACATACATTTGTTCTGCTATACTCTTACTCATACCATACACATTCACAGGACTACAGGCTTTGTCTGTTGATATAAACATTAGAGACTCTATTTGATGTCTACATTCCCTAACACAATCAATTAGATACTGATGTCCTATGATATTAGTCTGTATTGATTCGTATGGATTATCTTGTGCAACCCAAACTGTTTTAAGTGCGGCGGTATTAACAATAACACTAGGTTCAAACTCATACATACTTCTTAGTATTGATTCTTTATCTTTTACATCTCCGATACGATATAATGCATTAGGATATGTTCTTTTCATTTCCTCTTGCTTGTGTTCATTTCTAGAAAATATTAGTATTTCATTACCGACTTCCCACCTTTTGGTTAGTTGTTTCCCCAAAGCTCCTGTACCACCAATAATCATAATTCTTTTGTTAATCATATAGTCTCTCTATTCTGTAAGTTTCTACGAAATCTATCCCTCTTTTTTTACAATTGTAATTTGTATGGAATACTTCTAAAGGGCCTTTATTAAAAAATGATTTGTTTGATTGTGATTCAAATGATTTTAACAACTCTGACTTTTCTTCTATGTCTACTTCAACATATAAATTAGGTATCCAATTTTCTAAGGTACTTGGTGTTCTATAATCTATAATACCACAATCTAATCTTCTTACACAAGCTGGTACTATTGAATTAATCATTTTATGTTCAAAGTGAGAGTCTTCTTTAGGTGGACAGAATATTGCATCCCATTTAATTTGAGTGTTCTGATTAAAATTATCTATTTTGTTTACTAGCTCATCCTCTGTTAATACTGATAAATGTGTATCATATAGAAAAGTACCAGTAACATTCTGCAATTTATCCCAAATAACCTGACACTCAGTTTGTCTACTCTTATTAGACGAAACATCAAAATCACCACCAATTGAGAATACCATTATGTGAAAATTAGTATCCTTATGTTTAATTATGCTACCTAACATACCATACTCTACATCATCAGGATGTGGCGATAAACATAAGACATTATCTAAATTCAAAAATTTATTCACTTGACTACAACCTCTTCGTAATATCTTAAAACCGTTATTTCTTCAGGCTCCTCTATATAAATATCATCGTTATTCATCATATCCAAAATTATTTTCATAAAGTTAACACCTGCAAGAGTAGCAAAATAAGTACCACCACCTACACGTGGATTTATTTCCACAAACTTTGGTACACCATTTATATCTTCTTTCATCTGAATACAAACAGGCCCTTTCACTCCTAGTTTTTTACAGAGTATTCTACAACTATCTTCTATTATTTTGTCTCTGATTATTTTACCTTTAGAGGATATACCAGCTTTTATCTGTAGTCTTTGTCTTGGTACAATTGATAGTATCTCACCTTTCAAATCACATAGAACATCTATTGTATATTCATTACCTGGCAGATACTCTTGAAATATATAATCACTACTGTAATGTAGATTTTCTATTTTATCCAACTCCTTTATTTGAGACTCTGTTTCCCACAATTCTATACCTCTACTACCACTACCTCTTTTTGGCTTACAAAGTATTGGTAAATCAATTTTCCTACAATCTGTTGTTGTTTTAGGTAGAAGATTTTCTAACCCATTCTTAACAAGATATTTGTAAAAGAGAAGTTTGTCTTGACAAATCTTAATAGTCTTATAATCTGACATAAAAACAGTAACGCCCATTTTCTTTAAAACATTTTTGTTTTTTGAAAAGTGAACAATGTCTGCATCACCTGTAGGTATCACCAAATCTATTTTCTCATATCTAATAACTTTGAGAACTTCCTTCCAAAAATTATCTTCAACTGAAAACGGAACTACATAACTTTTGTCTGCCAAATGAAAACCAACTGAAAGTTCGTCACAATCTATTGCAACAACTTTGTGTGTACTATCATTAAACTCAGCTACAGATTTTATTATACCAACGGCTGCTGGGCCACCTGCACAAGAAATCAATATGTTCAAATTTTGATTCCTTCTTTTTTATACCAATCTTTATTGTTCATCGCTCTATCATCTACAAATAAGTCATAAGCAGGTTTACCTAATTTCAAACCATTATATTTTACACCCCAACCTTCAATCTGTTTTAATGTAAAATCAAACCAATCTATACCTGAAGAAGTTCCACGAGATGTGTAAAGTTGTATGTGATGTCCCTCGTCATACTTTTTATTTATCCATTCAATAACTTCTGTATATGGTACAGCATCATCATACTCGCAATCTGTTGTACATATAGTCCCATCAATATCAAAACAATATCTCATAAATACTCCACTTTGTTAATGAAATTACCACTCTTAAATGGTCTCTTTCTTAGTTTACCTTCATTCTTACCACCATGAACTGGACCATATGATTTATTTCCTATGATATAGGTTTTTGAGTACTTAGGAGTCCAAAGATTCATACCTGTTTCGTTACCGAAATTGTAGTTTGCATTTATCTTCAAAGTCTGTTGCTCTCTTATGGTTAGATTCATAGGTTTAATTTCAATCCCATTCAAAAAATTCAACTTAGATTCTTTGAGGGGAACTTCACCGTAGTATAACCATTTCATATTATCTGTATCTTTTTCTTTTATTTTGTCGATTAATAACTTAGCGTTAGATGTGGTTTCAAATGTAGATGAAACTGATATATAAGAATAATTATCTAACTTATGTTCCAAATTAAATTTTATTTTGAATTCTTCCTCTTTTTTTGTGGGATAGAAATCCGGTGTGGTATCAACCATCTCCTCATCTTTTAATTGCCAGAATCTCATCATTTGTTCAGTTAGAGGCACTTCATCTTTAGTAACATCAAATATCTTATAGTGGTCGTGAAAAACCTCACCACGATACTCATCTATAAAATCATCGACATATGGATTGTTTTCAAATACAACCTTTGAAATTGTACTAGCATCAAATGTACCATATCCCCAATTATTTAACATATCTCCAAAAAGAGTTTTTAACATTTTACTAGATGGTATATAAACCTTACAATCAGAATACTTTTGCTTAAGTAGTCTTGGTATCGCTGATATTATACACCAATCACCAATACCATGACAGGTTCTCATAATTACAAATTCTCTATTATTTAAGTAATCATCGGGTATGTAAGCTGGATTATCAGATGGAAATCCTAAGTGTTCTCTTTGAATACCATAAACTTTGTTATTGGTTATTCTGAAGAATGTTTTCATTTATTTGTAACTCTCCAATTTTCTTTCCAAGCGTCTTCTGTATAATACCCTTTAAATCTTTTTCTAATTGTGTGACTACATAATTTATAGAATTTTTCATCATCTCTAAGTTTTTTAGCAATTCCATTTGCAGTTTTTAAGTCTCCAACATCTACTGTAGTTAATGGATGTAGTATTTCTTGTGTGTCCAATCCTTTGTAACCAATACAAGGTATCTCATGAAATGCACAATTCATTGCGAATGTTCCTGCGGCGTGTGTTCTCATCAAATGAATTCCAATATTAAACTGACCAAGTGCTGTAATCCAATTTCTCCAATTCATATATGACATATAGCTAATATCTTCTATCATGTCTTCTTGTTCTTGTTTCCTACCCATAGATGGTGCCCAAATAGAATTACCTATTCCTCTAGCCACTATATATGAATCAAAACCACCATACCAACTAACAAAGTTACCACCAATTATTGTGTCATTTCCCCACTCACTTCTTGGTGCTAATCCTTCAGGTATCATAAGACTTCTCATTACTCTAATGTCTTTACAACCAAGTCCTAAAAAATACTGAACATCGCTTTCGTTGTGACAATAAACCCAATCTGCACTCATTAGTAAATTAAAATAATGAAATTGTTGCGATACAGAATAGTCTTGGAAGAACCAATGTGGCCCTTCCTGCATTACTGCGACCTTATCACAACACTCTCTGAATGAATCTAAATCTATGTTTGGATTATTCTTTGGTATTATAACAATACCCAAATCAAACTTTTTATTTGGTATGTTGTTTATGTTGTAATGTGGAGCATCTAAAGCCATCATCCAAGCATACTCTGTTCTTGCATTAGGAAAATCTCGTGGCACCTTACCATTAATTTGACTCTCTGAAAAAAATACTACTTTCATTTGTATAACTCCCCATATGTTCTCTTCATCCAATAACCAGCATCTCTACCCATAGGATTCTGTGGTATCGCATTAAAGTGGTAAACCCAACCAGAGTTAAATAAATTGTCTAATGTGTCTGGCCACCAATTCGAAGAGTCTATGTGTAGTAAACTTTTTCTGTATGGGTCGTGTAAATTATAGGCATTAGGTAACCATTTTAACTCCAAATTAAACTGTCTTGTTAAATAATTTATAGGTGTTTGGTCTGTGCCTACCATAAAAGTCTTTTGTGCGTAAACTAACTCATCTCTTTTCTTATGATAAAATCTGTAGACATCTTGACAAAACTTTGAGTGTTTTTTATTCAGTACCATAAAACCACTATTAAAATACTCCCAAGTTTTAAGCTCTATTGATGGAAATAAATGTTCTCTATATTTCTCTATACTACGATTTACCCATTCATAACAACCATCACTTTGTACGACTCCAAATTTATCACCAACCATTTCGAAAAAATCAGGACAATCTGGATGAACTATTGTATCTGCATCAACAATACAAACACTTTCGTAGTCTATACCTTCATTTTCTAACATACTTAAAACATAGAACTTATGCCAGTTTGCATTCATATATTCTAAGTTTTGTATTGGTTCTTCTAAGACAAAGTGAGAGTAATCATTCTTCTTACACCAATTTGCCCAAGATTTAGTAGAGTACTCAAACTCTTCTTTAACTCTATGTCCTTTAATATTTACTTGAAATACTACATTATTCATAATTTAATTTTCCTATAGCTATACCTGCTTCTCCACTAAAGGTATACAACAAATATAAATCATCATCCTCAAAAATGCATGGGTCTCTTAGTTCATTTAGTGGTATGTTACCATATCTTAATGTGGCTGAACCAAAATTACTTGGCATTATCTGAGAACCACCACCTTCATATCTGTATTGAGGTATTGTTAAACGATTATTAGAAATTACTTCCCAATCTTCTATACTTTCCGAGAGCTTTAGTTTACAATAGTATATTGATTCAGGTGCGTCTTTTACAACTGTATAAAATATGTAGAGGTAATCATCTTTTATATAAACTGCAGTATGTCTTGAGTTAGGTAGTATATTAAATATTCTTTTGAACTCCCCATTGTAAGAATCCGATTGATATATTACCGAATCCTCATTTTTATTTTTTGCAATAGAATATACTTTATCTTTATACTTAAATACTCTAAAGTAAAACTCTCCTAAAACCTTATTATCGGTTTCAAAATTTATACCATCTGTAGATGTAGATAGAAATGACTTTTGTCCATCCTCCAAATCTCCGTGATAATACATTAATATTTTTTCGCCATCTATATGTACATCAGGACTAGCGATGTGACTTTTACAATTTGTCTGACTAATATTTAGGCTACCATCTCTATAGATAGAATAAGGACCCATCAGGTTATCCGAATATGCTAGTCTAATGTACTTTCCTGTATGACTTGCGAAGTAGAGATAGTATTTACCTAATGAATTTTCTAACCAATCTGGAACTTTGATTATACTTGCACCATTAATATTTATGTCTGAATCTTTGAATATATTTCTGTCAATCAAAACACTTCTTTTACTTAGAGTTAGGTCTTGTTGAAATGAATATCCTAAAGTTAGTAAGTCTTCTGCGAATACATTCTCAACTTTTTTCATAGACTCATCAGTATACATTTCTCTGAAATCTCTTTTGTCTCTCATACCTGTTTTCTTTTGTGGTAAACTTATCTTTCCTAAACCTAACTTATTACATACATAATCAAAATCATCAACTAAGTTTTCAAACCTACCAACAAAATCAACATCAAATGCTAGTTGCCTGATGTCAGGACCTAATCTTTCGAATGTGTTTGGATTGACAAAATTGTGACTATACAAAAAGGGATATGCTAAGTTAATAGGAAAGTACTCAGCTTTATGGAAAATAAATTGAGATGTATATTCATCAATCCATTTGGTGAATCCATCTTTTGTTAGTTCATAACCTTTCTGTCCTTTACCTTTAACATTCCAAAAGAATCTTGAAACTGTTACATCAAAGGGGTTTCTTATAAATGCAAATTTGAAGTAACTATTAAAAATCTCTTCACCAACTAAATTCTTAACATCCCAAAGGTGTGGATGTGGATGACCATCCCAACAAGATTTATCTTCATTTCTACCAACAGTATCTATATCAGAGGATATAATGTCATCAGGCCCACAAATATCTGTTAATGCAGTCTGAATACTTGTACCAGCTGTCTTTCTGGTTTTCATAAAGATAAACTTATGTTTATGTGATATTATCATAAATATTCAAACCCCCATTTATCTATGTTACAGTTAGAAAATGGATAGCCTCTGTAAGTCTCCATCTTGTAAAACCTTTTTATACCTTCCCAATCATTTCTATTCTTTTCATCGTTTCTATGTTTCCTACTGAAATAAAATCTTGGCTCTAAAAATTTATATCCCTCAAATTTGAATGTAAAATTTTCAATTAAGTCATCATCATTGTTAACACCATTAATCATAAACTTATCGTAGTTAGGTGAGAATATTTCTATGTTACCCTTCTTCATATATTGATTACCAATTCCCAACTGACTTCTCAACTTAGAACTGATAATTATATCAACATCATTATTCTGTCTTAATCCCATCAGTGCTAATATACTAGATTGAGTTAAGCAATATTCGTTCTTATCTAAATCATTAAGTTCGTTCAGACATCTGATATTATACATAGGATTATTGATTCTAATTTTATTATCGTTTTTCCAAGGTATATTATATATCTTCTCTTTTTCCATATACAATGGTATGTAAGGTTTACCTGCAACTAACCTACCAATCATAGCATAACCTCTATGATAACCATGCTTCATTAAACCATTGTCAAACTCTACCGGATTAGTTTTGTTGAATAACTCTATCTCTTCATCTGTCATTAAGTCAAGCGATTCATAATATTCTTTAGTCATATTTTCCCAACCTAACTGATGGTGGTCAGCAACGTTATGTCTGAACTCCGCTAACATACAATTGAAATATTGCCAGTTATTTGGTTTCAACTCTTTTTCTACTAATTTTATATTATCCTTAATTGAATAAAACTCAACAACATCTTTTACAGTTTTGAGCTTGTCGTATCGGTTTAGTATTACTTTGGAAGGGCCACCACTTGCGACCTCCATACTTAGAAAATATTCTAATGAAATCGGTTCAAAGTTTTTTTTTACACCACCCCTAACATTCATGTCCGCACTGAAGTTCTTATTGTAAAAAATATTTTGTTCAGTTTGTTTCTGTATGGTTTTTGGATGGTATAAACTTAACTGTTCATGAGGTGGTAAATGAGCATATGTTTTTGCTCCAACTATATGTTCATGTAATGGTCTAGTCCATCTAATATCTTTATGATTACGAAACACCCTACTTTGATAATCAGGATAGTTTACCCAATTGTTTTCCGATATTCTCCATCCCCACTTTTGTATATCTTGTTGTGTCATACCTTCAACAGTATTCACGCGAGGTATCCAAATTAAATCAACATCATTCATTTCCAATATTTTTTTTAATTGTTGTAGTAATATTTCATTTGGATATTCATCAGCATCAATATGAAAAATATAATCGCCTGTCGAATTTTCTATAACTGAATTCTTATGAGCTGCAAAATCCCCATCTAGTTTTCTTTGATAAATTTTCATAAACTTATTAGAATCATTGAAAACTTTAGAATAAATATCTAGTTCAAATCTTACGGCATCATCTTCACCATCAACACATACTACAACCTCATCTTCATCATCAATCTTATCAAGTAAAACATCTAATAACTTATTTAACTCATCAGCCTCATTGTGGACTGTAATACCATAACTAATCTTCACCAGCTAATTCCTTTATTAAAGAGGGTGGAACTATTACCGGCTCAAAATAGACTTGATACTTTTTAGCGATATCATAGTCATAAGTACGATAAGAATTTGTTTCGGATAAAAAGTTTCTCAAAGCATTAAATTCAGTATCATCTGTTCTCTCACCAATCTGATAGTTTGAGACTGCTAATTTAAGTATTGCTTCTGTATTTGTTGTTTTTTTAACCAATTGAAGTTGTCCTACTTTGGATACCTGATTAACCCATCTTAGATCTATAAAAGGTCTGTTCCTTTCCTCTAATTTCATACCTCTCAGATGTCTTTTTGAACCAGCTTTTGTATTTACAGGAACATTGATAGAAAAAATTAAAAGAGTATTTAGTTTTAACTGACCTCTAGTCGGATATCTAAATGATATGATATCACCCGGTCTAACTTTATTCCAAGTTGTTAAATCTCTCATTCTTCAGGACCCATATCTTTAACTATACCCATAGCAGTACATGCTTTCATAAATTCAAACTGTCCAAATATCTGAGGATTTTCTATATCTAATCTTTTACTGTGTCCTTCATACTGTTCTCTCTCTTCTTCAGGTATGTCGATAACCTTAGCATAATGCCAATACCAATCACTCTGCTTTCCGTCTGGATAAATTATACCCTTTTCTCCCATATTGATTACTGACGGAAACCAAACTAATCCTCTTTCATCATCTATAATTTTCAAGTCATTCATTAATTGAGTATTACCACTTACCATAGTTTCAAGTTTTTCACTATCTATAGCCATATAAGAATTTGTAGTCATACCACAACCAAAACAAAGATATGATTCGAATGGTTCTCCCTTTACCTCTGTTTGTTCTACAAAACAATTGTTATGTAAGTCCTCACAAAGTGGACAATTAGTTTTTTGTTCCATTATGACCTCTTTAGTTTTGGAAGTTTTGTCTCTACAGGTGTAAGTGGTTTACTATCCGAAACCAACTTTAAATCAGGTAATTTTAAATCAACAGCTTGTGGCTGTGGTACATATTCAGGTAAGTGCTTATCTAATATATTTTTTAATACTTTAGACATACTATCTAAACTAAATTTACCTTTATTTACCATCGATTGTTTCTTAGCATTAAATGTATACTTTCTATAGTTTTTAAACATATCCATCATAATCTGTGCAGCATATTGATAATTTACTGTAAACCATTGTGCATTTTCAACTAAATAATCTTTCGGTAAAGCTGATTTATGAACTTTTGTTAGATTACCTGGTAATAATACACTATGTTTTTTATTTAGGAAATCTAAATGACCACTCCAATTGGAAGCGATTATAGGTTTTGCTGCAATAGAAGCTTCTAGTAATGGACGACCAAATCCTTCACCCTTTGTAAATGTAACCATAGCTTTAACTTTCGGATGATTGTACAGTTGATTCATCTCATCATCTTCTAAATCCCCATGTAATAAATAAACCGGTGGTAAATCACCTTTTACAGTTTTCTTAATCATGTCTATTCTTTTCAAAATATCTCTTCTGTCAATTACAGAAAATGTTGCTGAGCTTGTTTTCATAATTAGAGCCGGTGGTCGCTTTACATTTTTGAATTTTTCTAAGAATGTTTTGACTAACATACCTGTATCTTTTCTATCTTGTCCTAAATCACCCTGCAGCCAATGTCCAACATATAGAAAACAAAACTTCTCTTTAATCATATTCATTTCATCTACTAAATCTTTTGAGAACTCCTTTGTTTGTTTATATATGTTAGTATCAACACCCTCAAACAAAACTTCCATAGGTTTAACTACTCTCAATTCACCTGTTTTCTGATTTGTATTTTTATCTATTTGTTCATATACAACTTTTTTGAATGTATCTCTGGTAAAGTTAGAAGTACAAATTACCATATCCATCTTATTCATCCCATCTACCCAAGAGGGTACTGGTGCAGTATTTTCCATACCAGCAGTAACACCAATATTATACTTTGCTAGTGGTGTAAACTCTGATGGTATACTAACTTGTATATGAATATCTGGTTCTCTTGGTAGATTTGGCTCTTTTAATATTCTATCCAAAATAAGTTTATCTTCCTCATTCTGTAAATTAAGGGCATTCCAAGGTGTATTTCCCCATCTCAAAGAATTTATATGTATTTCAAATTTATCCATCTTTATTAAAGACTTAACTAAGTCTCTTGCGTGTGCCCCATAACCACTTCTTGTGACAACCGGGCCTGTAAATAGTACTAATGGTTTCATCTTAAGCCTCTATCATTGTAAAACGTTTTCTTGGTTTCCACTCTTCCATGCCTTTATCCATATGTTCAATGAATAAATTAGACATAGCCTTTGCACTCATCATAGCATCATCACTCATAACAAATTCGTAACCCTTAATACCACATTCCTTTCTCTTATCTGAATCCATATCGTACCATTGTTTAATAACATCGGCAAAGTCTTCAAATCGTGGTCTATCATCAAAGATGTATGGTGTTGGAATCGAACCTTGCAAACTTCTGTTGGAAGGCCAAACTGGTTTTACCCAATCACCCCAAGTCAAGTCGGAATTATCTTTCCACTTTTTCTCATCATGTAATGAATGTATCCAGCTGTAATCTTCATAGGTTAGTAACTTATCTTTATATTTAAACCCACATTGGTCTTGTAACCCACCAGTAACATTAACTGATATTGGTGTACCACACATCAAAGATTCACAAGTCCCCAATCCAAATCCTTCATTAGATGCCATATTAATTGTGACATCAGCAACATTGTATAGAAAACACAGGTCTCTATCATTCAGTTTTGCTGTTGAAAATATCACATCATAATCGGCACAAACGGATTCAACCACTGCGGGTAAATCTGTACCATTTTCATCTCTTGGTGCGGTGTGCATTATTAGTAAACATTTCTCCGCCTGTTCTTTTGGTAACATATCACAAAATGTTTTGTAAGCCATAATAACATCACCTGGTAACTTTCTACGAATGTTTCTATTATTCCAAAACACTATAAAATCATAATCTTTATTATGAGTAGCGTTACGTTTGAAACTTAAAAAGTTACCCCACTCCTTATGATTTTTGTCTACGGGATAAAAGTTTTCTGAATTTATTCCATGAGGTATGTAAGTATTATCTGTTTTGGTACGTGGTTTATCCTTACAAACATTATTGACAATATTGACTGTCTGTTTAGAAATGTTCATAATCAAATCACAACTTTCGTAAAATGGCTCGTTCCACATTGGATAAGGTAAGTCATCCCAAATATTGTAATAAAATATAGGAATGTGTTGTCTTATCTCATGCTCCATTTGATATAACCACTCCCAAAATCTTGGGTCTGTATAATGTAAAATAGCATCTGGATTTTCTCTATCAATAACATTTCGTAATAGTTCCTGATTACCATAACCTGATATAGGATAGACTCTTAAACTTGCATCTTTTATACCAGTATCTTTTCTTACGGATTCATTCATATCAACAATCTTACCCTCTTCAGGATGTTTGATAGCTCCACCAATCTGAACCCAATCGTAATGTTGTAACGTACCCAAAACAAATGTACGAGACATAGTTGCAATACCACTATGCATTCTCAAATCATCTGATAAGAGTAATATTTTCTTTTTAGCCATTTAAAACCTCTTTCTTTTTTCCAGCTGCCCAACCACTTTTAAAATACTTTCTTAGAACTTCTAACTTATCTTCGTACTCTGAAATAAGAGCTAATTCTTTTTCTATCGTTTCCATTATATCTGGATGTTCAGCAACACCAACTTGATTTTCGAACAGTATTTCAACATTTATTCTATGCTTTTCAATGTGTGATTCGAAATGTTTCTCACTAGCTTTAATCAAATCATCTCTAAAGTTTAAACTCATAATTTACTCCCACTTGGTTTTAAATTTTGCCATTCATTTATTTGTCTTTGAAAGTCTTGATTATGAACATATAAATCCATAGACCTATTTACTAACTTTTGCAGTGTAAAGTTATCATCTAATGTTGATAATTTGAATTTTTTATATAAATCTTTCAATAACTTTACAGAGGTTAATTTCACATTCTCCATATCTTACTCCATATATACATATATAAATATATAGGAATTAGTTTATTATCACGAATTTTTTTCCTAATTTTCTGGCTTCATTTAAAGCACTTTTTGTTCCATTCGTAATGGTGTTTTTTGGGAGAAATGCAACCATTTTATCACAATATTCTGCTATCTGTTCGTTTCTTTTGTGATAGTTGTTTTTATAGAAAGCTTTTCCATATCTAAATCTTGGTAGAACACAATGTATATTATGACTATAATGCGCGGGTGGAAACTCAGAATACTTTACCTCAAACTCTAAGGCATATTTTTTTGCATATCCATCAGCCCCTTCTCTTTGTCCACCACTTACTACTTCGAGTTCGTCACCCCATCTTTCTTTAAGTTTAAAAACAAACTCTTGAATTTTTCTTTTGTTTGTGTAGAACCTACTACCTACTATCGCTACTTTCATAGTCATTCCTTTTTTGTTTTCTTGGTTTTTCTGATGTACAGAATTTAGCACACTTATGAAACTCATCTAATCCAACTAACATACTTTCTTGATTTTTATAGACATATTCAAATCTAGATTGATTATTAGCAATACCACCTTCATTGGTTAAATCGAACCAAATAAATTGATTTGGCTTCAAATCACTACCAACTATTATATTAGTTTTTAAATGAAGACTCTTTTCGTAATCAAGTATGAACTTTTTTAATCTTGTAGGTTTTATTTTACCATCAGGATACCATAAAGTTAAGTAGTATTTTATAGCATCCTTATGTATTATTTCTAATTTAGACATAACTTCGGCTTCTATGGTTGTATCTATAAAATCAGATAAGTTCATTCTTAAATTAACTTTCATTGTTATCTCCGTTGTATCAATAAATATTACAAATCTTTACATTTGTTATAAGCTTTACACTTCCCAATACACTTTTGGTAATTAACATTCTTAAATTCTCCTTTATCATCGTAAGTTTCATCTAAAAATTCTTTGAATCTAGTAATCATTTTGTTCATACTGGGTTTCCCATTTGCGGGTACGAACTTTTGTACTCTCTTTTGTGGAAAGTCTAAATTTTCATACAGTTTTCTCTTTACTATAAAGTACTCAACCTCAATCTTTTCGATAGGATGATTGAACTGCTTGGAATAGAATTGTTTGTAAAGTAGCAACTGATCGGTTTTATTAATATCTGCTTTCATATACTTATTCCAGCCCATAGTTGAAGTCTTGATATCGTAAATTTTTATTACATCTCTTACGGTATCTTTTATTACTAAGTCTATGTAACCAACAAATTTCAAATTATCAGAAAGTTCAAAGTTCAAAGGAACTTCTATTCCTAATAGTTCGTAACCTTTTTTACTAAAATACTGAGCCCTTCTCTTTTTCAGAAAGTCTAATATCTGTACTCCATGTGTGTAAAATTCTACCATGTCCTTTTCGGTACAAAACATTTCACCGCCATTACCCTTTACAATCTCCTCAAAGTTACGTTTCATCCTTGTCCTCAACATATCCTCAAGAGGTAACTGTTCTGCAACTTTAATAGTATCATTATACATTACAGTAACGAATGCTTGTATCACTTCATGCATTGAAGTTCCAAATAAAGTGTGAATACTATCGGTATAATCTCTGATACCATCAACATATTGTAGTTTCCATTGATAAGGGCATTGTTTCCACAATGAGTATTGACTATAACTTATTTTTTTCAATTAAATAACCATCTCTTTTAAATGACCTACTTTTAAGTCTGTTATTACTTTCGGTTTAATACTAACATCTAAACAGAAGCTTGCATCTTCTGAAACATTTTCTCTGTAGTCTCCTATTTGAACTATTTTATTGGTAAAAAACGGATAGGTGAGTTCTTTGAACAAATCCACGTGGGTTTTTGTGAATCCGAATCCACAATAAGATACCTCTATCAACTCACCCTTAGCTTTGTTTAATTCTTCTTTTGTGAGAAAATCCATAGTACCTGTTTTAAGAAATGTTTTTTCATCCCATCTTGCAACCATCGGTGTATCACCTTTTAAATACCAACCAGTACAAAACTTCTCATCACAATCTATCAATTTCTCTAAATCTTCAACGCTAAACACCTGATCTGAATCAATCCATATTATGTAATCGACTTGATTAATTAATTGATTTGGTTTTTGAAAACCACCACCAGCAGTTGCCAACCAATTTCTGGCATCATTATGTGTTCTGTTTTCTATGGTGACGATTGGTATATTCTTCTTAGTACACCAAGCTGATAATCCTATCCACTGTCCAAATAGTAAAGCTGATACACTTCCGTGTGTCGGTATACATACTACAACTTTATTTTTCATTTACCCCACTTACCATTCTTAACTATTGTAGCCATAATACCATAATTACTAACATCTAAGTATGCATCTTCCATAGGTTCATCAACTGCAGATTCCCTTTTACTCATCAACATATTTTTGAGTCTTTGTATCTTATCATTCATACGAAACCACAAACCTGTCAATGCAAGATGAACTTCATCCGTTGTTTGTAACATAGTTCCAACAGAAATATTACCAGGCCCATAGTCATGTTGTTTTTTAAGGAACAATTCATATTGTTCTCTCTGTAACCTTTTGAACTCAGCAGTCATCTCTGGCCATTCCTTTTCCATCTGTTCTACAACAGGATGAACACTTTCCGTATAGGATACACTTTTCGATTCTTTTATACTTTTCATTATTATCCTCGATTTAACTATTAAAGCTACGAATTATTTTCGATAAAGTCAAGCTTTTTTTATTTTTCTTTTGATTTTTTTATTGAGATAGTATACATAAATATGTTTAGGTTTTCTGGAAACATAAAATATATTTTCGTCACCCTCATCGAATCGCCTTTTTAATTCTCTACCATAAGGTCTTGCCTTTTGATTTAATGACCTAGCATGATATTCTTTACCATCAACCATCAGTATTCTTGCCTTAGCCGTTTCACCTAAATATTCAAAATTACTTGCCTTGTAAATTATACCTGAATGACCATAGTGTTGGTCGGCGAATGATACTACAACTTCTACATCGGTATTTGTCTTTAGCCATCTTAAAGTTTTACCTACAAAATAACTCTCCGTATTCTTTGGCGTATCATCGATACAAACCAGTCTTCTTAGCTCCATACATCTGTTAGGATTAATGGGATTATATTTAGTAGCAGTAGCTGGCATCGATGGTATACCGTACAACATTGCACCTATCATTTTAGGTAATCCGAAATTGCCTTCCGTATATAAACCAAAGTGATGATATGATTGTATACCATTTATATTTTGTGAATAGTGGTGTTTTTCAATAAAACCCTTTACAGCCTTTCTATTAGTATACTCAACTGTAAAATCTGTTACACTCATAATCCTATCTTACGACACTCCTGCTCTGTCTTACCATACTTCATAAGTATATCTATTAACTCTGATTGTCCACCATGTGATATATCATACATCTCTACAGCATCACTAGCTTCTCTCATACTACATTGTAAGTGTTTGGAAACTATTTCGTAAACCCATTTTGGATATTTCATTTTCTTATCTCCTTTAATATACTTTAACCATTGTTTTCCTTTCGGAAATATGTTAGTATATAATTTGTAAACTATTTCTGGCTCCAAATCATACTTTTGAACTTCATTAACAATGTCTATCCAATCCATTTTCATAGACAAAAATCTATTTACCATATAATTAGACCAACTCTTTTTATCTTCATCTGAAATATCATCCCAATAATTAGGATTCTGGACATCAGTAATTTGTTTGATATGGTTGAATAATGATTTAGCCATCTAATTGTGATTTCATATTGTCTGGAACTTTACCACAATTACCACATGCAAATGCCTGTATTGGTACTATAGCTTCTTTTCCTGTAGGAGAAACTATTGGTGAAATTCTTTTTAAGAAAAAACTTTGTATAAAAGTATAATTACCACACTCATCACATTTTAAAGTTTCTGCTTCTGATAAATCTACTTCAACTTGTGCCTTTGGTTGTGGTATTGGTTTTTGTGGTTTCATATTCATATTAACCTCACTTTATTATTGTTAGTATTTTTACCATTGTAGCCATAAAGTTTATTTCCTTATCAACCACAACTATGTCATCCCTTTGCCCTTCAGCAAGAGTAAGTATAACTTCCGCAGTATGTCCTACGGCCCAATCATCTAATGTATCATATAATAGTCTGAACCCATCAGAAAAATCTGTAACTTTACTATCTGCTAAAAGTTTTCTTATTTTTTTGAAAGATTCTCTTTTGTTTTCATTCTTTAGAATCTCTATCAATGTTATCTTATAATCATTTTCAAACATAGATTGTTTATCTATTACTAACTTTTCATCTACAACCTGTCTTTGTGTTGCATTTATAACTCTTCTGATATCAGGATACCCGCCATTAACTATTGTAGCGATATCAGAATTTTTGAATGTAACATTTTCGTTCTTCAGTATTTGACTTAGGTGCAGTGCAACATCTTTTCTATCAGGTGGTATTATTTGAAATGATTGACAACGACTTTGAATTGGGTCTATTACTCTCTCTACAAAATTACAGGTAAGTATAAACCTACAATGTTTAGAGAATGTTTCCATAAGATTACGAAGTGCAGCCTGAGCGTTTGGTGTAATATAATCACACTCATCTAAGATTATAATCTTCATATCTTTGAAACCAATAGTAGAAGCAAAGTTCTTAACTTTAGTTCTAACTGTCTCCACATTATTTTCATCTGAAGCATTTATGTATAGATAATCACAATCTATACTGTTTACCAACATCTTTGCAAGAGTCGTTTTACCAGTACCAGCTCTACCAAACAATAACAAGTGTGGCATATCACCACTTTCCAAGTAAACCCTTACTTTACTTTTTAGATGTTCGTTTCCGATATAATTTTCTAACTCTAGTGGTCTGTACTTTTCAACCCACAAGCTATGTTCTATTGCCATTTTGTATTATTAACCTCAACTTTTGTTATTTCAACATCATGTTTGTAATTTTTAGGATAATCCATTATAGGATGTTTCATCATTTTTTTGAAGTGTCTATTTTCCTTTTTATTACCAAGAAAATAAATGTATCTATGTTTACTAGCTTCTTTCTTTAACCAAAAATCATGTCCAATTGATTTCTTCAACTTCTCAGGTGCAGCTGAACCAAACTTAGAATAAACATTTCTACTATGCATCCAATCATCACCCTCTTTAAGTCTGAGTGAGTATGTTGGTGCTAATTGAAAATCACCACAACCTTGATATATCCAATTTGTGGCTTGATATATAGCACCATCATGACTCTGTTCAGGATCAGCATATGATATCAGAACTTTTATGTCTGGAGCATATTGTTTCAACCACTTAAATGAGGATGATATTACATACGACTCTATGTTCTTCCCATATCCATCGTGAATAAATAATCTTTTCAACTCTAAGATATTTTTATTCTCTATAATTTCCTCTTTGAATATTGAACCAATAACTCTTCTACCAACCGGAAACCCATAACATGCAACACCTATAAAATCCTCTGTTTCACCACCAAAGAATTTATGTTCTGTAGATTTATTGAATACACCAAGTGTATATCTACAAGCAGAAAATTTCTTACTATAGTGGTTTTTTACAATCATATCTTTGGCCAGTTTTTTGTGAACTGGCCTTAAAGATATTTTTGTTTTGTCTACATAAGATTCCATTTACACATCTGTTTCAGCGACAAGATAGTATGTTGCATCATAGTCATCTATCTTAAAATTGATTCTGGCTAATCCTTCTGATGATACTTCCAAAGTTGCACTTTCACATTCTTTGTTAGCAACCAATACATCTTTAAAAAGATTTGCGTTGAAAGAAACATTATCAATCTTACTCACTTCATCTGTTTCAACAGGAAGAGTAACACGATTTGTGTTAATTTCAGCGTAACCAATTACAACCTTACAATCATTATCTGTGGTAATAATAGTAAAGTTATCTGTTTCAGGAAGTGCAGACTTACCAGCTATGAACTTATTCATAAATGAGGAATCAACTTTGATTTTCAACTCAAAGTTAGGTATCTCTTTTAAGTTCGGTGGTGTATTGATAACAGACAAATCAGAGAGCATATAGTTTACAGTTGATTTACTATCAGATAGTTTAAGTGAAACTGCCTTATCACCAACCTTCATCAAGTCCATCCCTATATTATCTGATAATACAGATAGTAACTTAACTAACTGCTCTGTATTATATACACCCATTTCTATTTCATCGAAAGACCATCCATCCAACTTTAACTCACCAAGAAGATTTTTATCTCCCGTAATAAATCTTGTAGACAATTGGTTTCCTGTGCTCTTAATAACAACTGATGAACAATTACCGCCCAAATAGTATTTGTCGATAAACCTATTCAACATTATTTTTTGCATAACCTATTTCTCCTATGTTAATTATAACTATTGTTTGAAATCCCCAAAACTAAAAAAATCTTTCCATAGATGTTTTTTTATTAACTGGTTCATTCCATTTTAAAGTTTCATAAAAAAGTGTTATCTTTTTCTCAAGCATTTGTGAATACATTTTCTTATGGTCTATAAAAGTTTTTATGAAGTCTATTATTTGTGGAGGATCATCGTAACCCTTATATCCACAAGACTCTAAACCTAATTCATTTTGTTTCAGATAAACCCATTTTATCTTTTCTGCTTCTGATATAGGTTCATATTTTTTGAATACTCCAAAGTGTTTCATTAAATCATTATAGTTTATGGCTGCCTTAACATGAGCTGGCGAACCTTTCGCAAACTGAGTGAAGTTACCACTCTTACCAGCACTATACTTTTTTAGATTTCTAACACCAGTGGGCATCGCTATCTTATCAAAGTCTACTAATTTCATTGACTCTTTAAAGTTTATAATTCTTTCATCAATCTTATCTTTGGGTACGTTTGCAAGTATATCTTCTAACACATCTTTTAACAACTGCCCCATAGCCTTTGGAAAGTTACTACGAACCAAGTCCAAACCTTTTACATGCAGTTTGTTTACTTTTACTCCATTGTCATTGATAATCTTCATACCATATCGTTTCTTCACAATGAACAAACCTGACTTAGCAATCAACTCCTGCTTTATCTCAAACCTATGTTTGTCTAAGTTCAAAAACTTCTTACCAAAATAATCATAAGATTTGTTTAGGTATGTCTGCATCTCATCAGCAACATCCAAAATAATCTTACTCATTCTGGTTTCTGTAAATTCCTTATTAGGAAATCTTTTTTGTACAATTGGTAAAGCCGAATAGAATACTGAATCAGTATCTATGTAAATACAATAATCTTCATTATTAGTTTCTAATGCGTTGTTGTAAAAATAGTTACCAATCTTCTTGGTAAATTTAATTAGTTCTTGACCTGTAAGGGTAGTAGCTTCTGCATTATCTAAATCATAGAATCTGAATACCGATAGTCCTAATACACCATATAAAGAATTAAGTACAACCTTCTGAATTAACTGACGACTTTTAAAGTAAGTATACTTCTGTTCATCACCTGCATCACCGAACTTCTTCATCAACTTTCTGTACTCCACGCGAGTATCGAACCATTTTGATAACAATGCAGGTATCAGTCCTTGCTTATCATTTCTGTATAGTACACCATTAGAAGATACTGAGACATTATTTTTATCGAAGAAATCTCTTAACTCTGTTTCTGTTAATCTTCCTTTTTCTCTACCATTAGATAACAATGTGTAAGTTTTCTTAGTTCCCCTTATAAACTCCTCAGCATCCCAACCAGCAAGTTTACCAATTTTAGTTTCAGGTGATATATTTAGAGACATAATAACTGATGGATACATAGAAGTAATATCTAAATCAAACACCCAATCATGTTTACCTTTTTGTGGTGGTTGTACATAAGCACCTGTGAACTTATCTCCACCTTCTAACCTTTCAGGTCTTGGTGGTTTGTTGGGAGCCACTACACCTATTTTTCTTAGGTAAACTAATATTGCACCTTCTAAGTAACGAGAAGAAAAGTAAACATCTTCATAAGGAACGTGACCTACGTGACATACACCACGAGCCATTTCGATAAAATCTAATTTATCATTCAATCTTTTTACAAGTCGAACATCATGTATATTATATTCCACGAACTTATCTATATCATTCTCATACAAATCATTTAGTGTGCCAGTATACTCTATCTTATTCTCGCCCAACTCAAACTCAGCAACAGCATCCAATCTATAAGATGATAATTGTGTGTAGGTAAAAAGTTTGTACAGTGCAAGATAGTCCAAACAACTAACACCAGCGAACATATACCTCTTCCTATGTTTATTCCAATTAACTATTCTGATTGGTGAGAGTAAATCAGCAACATTACTACCAACAATATTAGAACTTCTTTTGTAAAGATAAGGCATATCAAAACCATCTATGTTCCAGCCTGTTATTATGGTTGGTTTTATCTTTAGGTAAATCATATAAAATTTTTGTAACAGTTCAAACTCATTCTCAAATGTTTCTATCTCTACGTTGTCATGTGACTTTAGTTTTAGATTATCTTTTGGGTCTAGTACCAAAGTATAGTAGATATCATCTGAAGAAGAATGTATAGCGATAGAAGTTATTTTGTTATCTGCTTTATGTATGTCTGGAAAACCATCTGTAACTTCAACCTCAATATCAATTGTCATAATTACATGACCTTTTGATGTATCTTCACTATCTGTATATTGGTCTACTAAAATTCTGGTTTCAGGTGGTACATCAGATTCAAATAGATTCGGTGTTTCGTTATCCCACTTTTTAATTTTTTTAAGTTTATCTCCATATAAAGATATGTAAGTACCAAGCCTATCTTTTACATAAGCATATTTTCTGTATGGTATTACAAAATAACCTTTTTCATCATCCCATATATGGACTTGTTGTTTTCTTTGGTCGAAATAAATATTCTGATACATTTAGGTTGTAAAATCCCCATTTTCCATGTTTAAAGCTACGAATAAAATATGAATAAGTCAAGTACTTTTTTGATAAAAAGGGGGATATATTTCAATCCCCCAAGTCATCATTTTAGAAATTAACACTAAGTCCTATGTTGTAGTATCTTGGTGTTCCCAAAAATACTTCAGCATTATGAGCCAAGTGAAGTTTATCACCGAACCCATTGTACTTACTGTTATCAGTAGCGTCTTGAACATATACATTGTCAAGAGCATTAAAGACATGACCATGTAAAGTCATATCTAGACCAGCGACCTCTGGTAGTTTGTATGATAAGTGTAGGTCGAGTTTGTTATAGCCAGGAGCTTTCCAAACTTGAGCTCTATCCTCTTCACCTGTTACCTCACGAGAAGCTGGTGACCAATCAGCATAATTGTCATCATAGATTTTTAACAATCCTTGAATGTTCATTCCTTTGATTGGTTTTAGTGTTAAACCACCAACATAAGCAGTTTGTGGCATATCACCAACTTTTAGATTATTAAGAGCATAAACATATTCGGTTGTCATCTGTCCGATAATCTGACCATCTTCATTATACTCTTGTTCTAAGTAATCACCTTTGGCATCTCCATCGAAGAACCAATTACCTTTACTGAAAGCAAAGTCTACATCAACCATCTCGTGTAGGGCAACTTTAGCCTCTACCTCAACACCACTATGACTTTGGTTGACACCAGTAAGATAAATGATATCAGTATCACCTGAATCACCAGCACCTGTCTCTACATTACGAGTTAGGTTTCTATCCTTCCATTGAGTATTGTAATAACTACCCTTAACGGCAACTTTGTCACTTCTGTATGAACCACCAACTTCTGCTGATGTGAACTTCTCATTATCAGGATTGGAAGAAACATTACCATCGTAGTCAATAACATTGTCTAAGATTGGTGGTTTCTGAACGTATCCAAGATTAGCAAAAGCTGATAATCTGTCATCAAGATTATAAACACCACCACCCTTTACTTGAAAGGTTGTGATGGATGGAGCTTCTACAAGTTCCTTCTCAATAGAAAAATGGTCTTGATAAGAATATCCAATTGTGGATACCCCACCCATACCATATAGGTTGAACTTAGCAATGTCGTATTTACCTTGTACGAAAGCACCGAACCAATCAACCGTGGTATTGTTATGGTAGGCAATAATATCACCTAAACCAACTTTCTTACCATCTGCTGCATTGTCATCAGCGTAGTCTACATAGTAGTCCCCACCAAGTAAATCACGAACTTCTCTAGCATGTTCGATTCCAGCAGTTCTCCAATCAATACCAACTTGAACTTCAAGTTCATCATTTACATCATAGTTTAACTTTGAGATTAAACCATAGGTGTTTTGTCTATTGATTGAATTACGAAGTATACCTGTGGAACGGTTTTCGGTTTCTGACCATGCAGAATCTACATTAGCAGAGTTCTGAGCAATCTCAGCATTCCAATCCCATGTCCACGGTGAACTTGCATACCAAGGCGAACCCTCAACTGCTGGAGCTCTTGATACACTTCCGTAAGTACCAGTACCACCACCAGAACCACCACTCCAATACAAGATAGAACTCAATCTAACTTGGTCATTGACATCATAGAAATGGTTAAGGTTCACTAATGGTTTATGGAAGAAGTTTTCTCTTTCGTTTAGTAGATTAGGACTATATCTATCCTGTAATCCACCGCCGAATAATCCACCTTCTCCATACATATACCAATACTGTTGGCCTTTGTATTCAGAATCAATTGTGTTCCAATTTTGGTTAAAGAACCTACCTTTTTCGGTTTCAAACTTCTCACCTTCAGCAAATGCTGTTGGGTCGTAGCCATTACCTTCATCATCAAACCCAATATCTGTAGCCAACTCTTGTGAGTAGGTAGCAATATTCTGTTTGTATAGGTTCTGTCCATGTCTTTGTGGAGCACCAATTGCATATAACTCAAACCTTTGGTCATCACTAACAGCGTATGAACCACCAACATAGTAAGCCCACGCATCTGTCCAAGTTCCATCAATTAAACCATCACCAGTTTTACGAACTATCGTTCCACTTAATGCTAGTTTATCACCAATCAAACCTGAATTGTAATTTAAGGTTGTTTTTAAGAAACCATTATTACCAGTTTCTTGTTTGAACTTACCACCCTTTTCAAGAGAGGCAGGATCTGTTATTATGTTCATCGTTCCACCAATGGATGGTGTAGCAAGATTCACGGCTGATAGGCCTCTTTGCATCTGAATTGAAGAAGTAGCATCTCCTACTCCATCCCAATTAGACCAATATACCCATCCGTTCTCCATATCATTCTGGGGAACACCATTAATCATGACAGCTACATTCCGTTGGTTGAATCCACGAACATTGATACGAGCATCACCCGCACCA